AAGAAATGGTTTCAGTGCAACCGATATTTATGCATTGCAATATCAGGATGTTGTACTTCAAGAGACAACTGAGTTAACAGGCTTCGTATCGAATACACTCAGTGTTTTCAATAATAATTTGAGCATTGCAGGTGATGCAAGTTTCAATAATATTATCACTGTGAAAGAAAAATTAGATATTGTTCCAATACACGGCGGCAGCAACTCAACCTATGCGATTCGTATGTTAATAAGTATTATTAACGGCGGTGCTACTGGTTGGGAAGGATCTGATTATTACGCTTGGGATTTAGCGCCCGGTTATATAGGATGGGATTTACATTTTCTTTTTAGAGGATCGACAAAAGGATACATTAATGGTAATGGAAATGTATCCGCTATTGATTTTACTGGTCAACATAGATCTGTTATCAAAAATGTTGCGATGAGTGATATTCCGAATTACATTGGTCGTATTGTTTGTGCCAATAATAATGAATACTTATCGATGGGCAAAATGACAATGGGGGTTGATGCCATACAAATAAATGAAGCTTTGCCGGTTGTATCTTTGTGTAATAAAGGGAACGATAAAACGTGTTATGGCGTAATTAGTGGAATAGAAGATGCGACTAATATACGATCATATGAGCAAGGTTCATTTGTAAGCACATTCGATAAATTAACAGGAGATACCCGTGTACATATTAATTCATTGGGCGAAGGTGCAATGTGGGTATGTAATAAAAACGGAAACTTCGAAAGCGGTGATTATATTACAACATCGATTAACGGATATGGAGCAAAACAAAACGATGATATATTACACAATTATACGGTTGCCAAAATAACAATGGATTGTAATTTCCAACATAGTATAGTATCTAAAAAAGAACCAATTAGTACAAATATGATTTATACGACAGATTCGGACAATAACATATATGTGAATGGTAATATGGTGTATAAGAAAGAAACTAAGTGGACTCATTCAGAATATTCAATTGAACCTCAAGATGATGGTTCTATAACTGTGAAAAAATACAGTTTTGACGAATATGGTAATTTGAATTGGCGTTCTACAACAGGTAGCGATGTTGATTTTAATACAAAATATATTGATGAAAATGGAAATGATTTATCGCTGAATGAATATATACAAAAAGTAAGTAATAATGAAACTATTTATACTTGTGCATTTGTAGGAGTAACCTATCACTGCGGTTAATAATTTTAATAAAAATTGATAAAAAATTCTATAATAATTTTATATCAATACAATTATAAAATGACACGAGATCAAAAATTTCAAAAATGTTTCAATGATTATATGCTGAACGTTAATATCGACGACATTGATTATTCATTCAGCTATAATTTACAAAATCTAACGGAAAACAAAACTAGGTGTGAACATAAATATTTATTGACTATATATGGCAATATGGAAACAGAATATAGTACCGGAGAAAACGTATCAACTGTTTTACCGACGTGTAGCCAGTTCATAGAACATATGCGATATTACTTTGATCCCTATGAAAAAATTTCTTCAAATGGAATGACCAAACTCTCTTATATTGATTATGTTTCCGAGCCGGTAGATGATGTTATCGCAACAATCAACTTTAATATTATATACGATAAAGATCATTTGCCTTTTCCCAAATTATTGACACAAGAAGATAAATACATTCTGGAAATTGAACAGTTATCTGAGTTGGTTGAAATACATCATAGAACTAAAACTATATTCAGACGAAAATATAATAATGCAATGATTAAGTTGAAAAAGGTACAAGAAAAAATACAAGAAAAAATATCCAATAATTATGAAAACAATGAAGATTGTCCAGTATGTTATGAAGAAATTGAAAAGAATAATTTATTTGTACCACTTTGTTTTCATAATATATGTATATCCTGTTATGAAAGATGTGACAAGTGTCCATTATGTCGCGGAATATACGTGTAAATCAAATGTTATATTCCAGAAAAACTTACAGTTTTTTCTTTTGTCGAAGGAGGAGTATTTATTATACAATTTATTGTATCATTTTCAATAGTATCAAAATCATCATTTATATTTGATACTAAAGATACGATTATATTAGTCAATACAGTTGTACTATCAATAGAAACCGAAGTTGTATCGATATTAGTGAAATCCAATTCTTTACTTGCGTTATATGTTGAATTAAATGTAAAAGAAAATCCAGGTGATGTATTCAAATAGATATTTGAAATAGTCATATAACCTAGATATAAATTTGCAGAAAAATTATAAGTACCGATAGTTATAAGTGGGTCCGGCTTCAATAATACTTGTACATCAGTTGTATCTATAGTTGTTATTGACGGATTATACGCAATTTCATCACTACCATATAAAATTTTGGTGGACATATTATTCAAATTTATATTTATTAATAATGTATCAGTATTTAAATCCAATCCTGTTCCTACTATATTAATAATAACCGGAGTAATATATGTGTATGTATATATTTCTTGTTTAATCGCCTTACGAATTAAAAGTGTTGATATAACTGTGAATATATCTAATCCTGATAGTGCAAAAGTATTCGAATTTACATAGAACGTCCATTCTTCATTGTCGGTCAGTACTTGCGTAGCGTTTGCAAATCGGTTTGGTAAATAATTATATAAAGGAACATTTTTGTCTTCAACTAATTCAATGATAGGTCCAGGAACATCAGAAGAGGATGTTTTGACAGGTATAAGATGATCTTCTGCACATACAATAGTATTACCGCGGTAGTTTCCTTTTAATATTTGGGACAATTTTTCTTTCTGGTTTATTTTACGGGTATTTGAACCTTGTTTTGAATACTTCAATATTTCTATTTTTCTTCTCATATTTATTTGTGCACTAGTAAATTCAGGATAAGGCGAAATTGGATCAAATCGGTTTGGTGGTTTATTAAACAACAAGCTGAATTTTCTTTGTGAACACGCATTTTGAACGGTATTATCTGACATTTATAAATATGTATTTATAAATATCAATCATATATTTTATTCTTATCAAATAATTAATAAAGTTTACTTGTATACCAAATATTTGATAAATAATTATAATTATCCATATTCTTGTCATTGGTCGTAATCATACGGGTATTTGGTCCACTCGCAACAATACTGGTAATATCGAATATACTTAATGCTTCGTTAAAGTATCTTAAATTCGATACTTTACCAGCAATGCCATTATTTTTACCGATATGCACATCATAATAATTTTGAATAGGTACTTCTCTAAACTGTAATCTACCAGATACCACACCGTTAATGTAAACTTCCATTATGATATTTTTCATACGTATGATTACATTGACCCATTTTTTAATGGGAACGTTTTTTATTTCTAAAGAATTTTCAGCATTATTTGTTCTGCCGGTTTTTGTATCCATAATAATAAAAAAAGATGCGGTATTGGGGTCCTCCCTGTTCCCTGATACTTTTTGCTTTATATATAGACCCGGGCCATTTGATACATCGGCAATTCCGTGTATATCAAAAGACGCATTACCCTTATTAAATATGTGTTGAAAATTTTCATATTCATCGCCGGTATTTAAATCATCAATAAATACCCATGTTGACCAAGTGAATTCTAAACCATCGGATTCATTGTTGGACCGTTTTATCAATATAGAACCATTTTGCGATGGATTTTGTGGAATAGTCATATTTGCATTCCCTTCAATCATTCCTTTTACTAAATAAGGATTGTCTGTTGGTGAAAAAAAGTATTGAAGTAAATTTATTCCTAAATTAAGAATAAAAATAAATACAATTACTATGAATATAACAAAGGCTAATTTTGCAAATAGAGTATTCGATTGGAGAAATTTCGTTGAATTATCACCAGTGGTATTAATATTTGTTTGTGCAGTATCAGAAAACCCCTGTAAACTATTTTGAATACGATTAGTCATCGATTCTATATTTGACCCAATATTTTTCACACTATCGGGTAGTTCCATTGAACTGTTGGTAGTTGGCGATTGATAATTCATAACTGTTATATAATTATATATTATAACTATATAACGATTTATAATAAATTAAAATATAGATAACTTGGAATAATTTGTATTATCCTTCATAATTAATAGGTCTAACCCGTAAGACGATAACCAGCTCTTAAATGCACCTTGTCCATTTCCTTGCATATATGTTGACCACGCTATTTCCGGATTAATCGAGGACGACCAATGTTTGAATCTCGATACAAATGCATCAAATCTGGTGGTTCCTCCTAATTTCATTAGAACGCCACTCCCACCACCTGCTGGAGGTGGCTTCGGTATCTTTATTCCTAGTTTTTGATCTTCAATATAAGCACGAGCAGATTTCACTAATTTTCCATCTAAATAAAAATCTAAGAATTGATTGTCTACATTAACAATGATATGCGTCCATTTTTGTAAGGGAAAATTGTCAGTTATTTCAATGGTTTTTACTTCATCTCCAGTCATCGTAATATCACATTTCAATATTGGCGAATTAGGGTCTAAATATAATTTTATATTATCATTTCTTTCGAAAAGGGTTTTGGGAGCACCCATATTCCACGAATTAGTGTATATCCATAATCCATACGCATATAGGGTACTAGTTGGGTTTGATTTGATTTGTATACCAGTAATGTTATCATTTAAATTTGCAGATGCTGTTAATTCTTGTGAAGAAACGGAAAGTATACGTATCAACATATAAATCAATAATACAATTATTACTCCTAAAAATACAATAATGGTTGTCATTTATAATAAATGGTTACAAATTATTTACAGGTGGATTTTTATTCATTAACAAATTATAATTTTTGATAATTTCTCTTGATGACAAATTCTTTGTATAATATCGGACATTCGATAAAGCCCCGCTCAAACCATTGTCACTACCAATCGTTATAGTATCATATAAATTATATGTGGGTAAATATTTTTCAAAATAAAATGTTCTTTCTAATATACCATTGATATACAAATCGGCATATGTTGAATTATAATTAAAAACAATATTATTCCATTTTTGACTAGGCATACTGACTTCATAATAATTTAAATTTTTAGAACCACACCCAGCAGTTGTATTCGTAAAATAAAACCTATAAATATCTATTTCATTTTGTTTGTCATCATTATTGAAATATGTTATTTTCGGGTTTCCTGAACCATAATCAAATATCAAAGATTCTTTATTGTATGCAGCGACACTGGTTGAATAGTTATTCAAAAATAACCACATAGAGATAGAATACTTTTTGCGAATAGTATTATTTTCGGTATCCGCAACCTTTATATTTTTTGTATCCATTAGCACAAAATCATCGAGTGGATATATGGACTCTTTATTCAAGTATACATAATCTTTTACAATGACTTCGCCATCTTTCGCTTGAATTTTATCTAGCAAAGAAGGTAGATACAAATATAACAATAATAAGATTAATTCAATCACGAACAATATAAATATAGTATTGGGTGTGTTTGTAAATTCATTACTAATGTATTTGACAAAATCCAATATCAAACAAGGAATGACAAGTAATATATATATATATCGCGGAGTACTTTGTAAAGATTTGAAATAATTTAAAAATAATTCCAGCAGCATTGCGGCAAATATAATCCCCATAAGTATTAATATTGTTTTACCTGCATAATTAATGACTATATGATCGTTAATTTTTAAATACATATATATACCAACTAAGGTCGCAACCGCCAAATAATAATAATACGTATAGTTATCGATACCATCATTCAATAAATAAAATACTATATATAAAAGAATAATGATAGACAATAAACTCGACACAAGAACGCTGTGGAATTCTTTATTTACATTGCGATGCGGGTCGCTATTAGTAGTACCGGAAGTTGACTGGAAGTCATAAATAGTTCTTATAGATGCTAATAAAAATAATATTATATTTACATATAAATAACTATCATTATTCAATATTTTCATCTTTTTTTCCATTCTTTATTATACATTTTGATTATATTTTTATTGAAATAAACATATAATTATAAGTTTTCAATGGCTGTCTTTTTACCATGGCAATCTCTACATAAAGCTACTAAATTATCAACGTGGTTGCTTCCTCCATATTCTAGCCTTGTTTTATGATCAACCTCAAACCACGCTGGCAATTTGTTTTTACAATCTCCACAGCACCAATCTTGTCTAGCTGCTACAAACTTCTTTTTGGTCTCACTCACTGACCTTTTTGTTGATTTTTTTCCAGAAAGCATTATTGTTTTCTCTGCGCGTTTCTGTTCCATAGATACTATGGGATAATTATATTGCCCATTTTGTGAAATGTCTTGTTGTATGTTTGTGAAATTTTGTTTTGAGGTGAAATCAAGTATAGGGGATATAATATTTGATGTATTTTTATCAATTGGTAAATATTTTATATAATCATTAGACACATTTACGATTTCTCTGGCACGTAGAGGATTTTTTTTAATCAGAATATAGAACATAAACGCAACAAATGCAACCCCCGACATCTGATAATATTTTTTCCAAGATAATAATACTTTGGTATATTTGCCATCTGTATAAATATTTGCCATAATAAATATTGTTATTGCTAATATAATTATTTCAATTCTCATAATAATTATAATATTGTTAGATAATAAAACTATTCATACCATACAATTATAAACATAATTAGAATGATCATCGATAATATGTATAAATAATGTTTTTTCCAGTTATTATTTTTGAATATTTTTATAGGTTTTGATTTATAATGGTTTCTATATTTCTTCAAAGATGAAGTTAATGATATTTCAGGTTTACCGATATGAACATTTACCTTATTATGTATAAAATGCATCCATTTTACAAAAGATTCACGATTATCTAAATAAGGCGATACTGGATATTTATCTAATAACCGACTAAAATGATTACCCATTTCATCTATTGGAATAAACAAAGGTAAATTAATGATTAAATCATAATATTTTCTTTTAGTAATTTCATTTGGATGGATAGGGTAAGATTCCGCTATAGTATGTAAAAAAAACCAATAATGAGGCCCCCAAATGTCGGGATCAAAATACATGCTATTTATTTATATATATATAAAGATATTGTCATATAACCTAATAGATTTATATTCAGAATGAATGATTTATACTGTAATAACTGTGGTAAAAAGGGACATTTATATAATCAATGTAAAGCGCCAATTACCAGTTCAGGAATAGTTGCATTTCGCATTTATAATAATGAAATACAATTTCTTATGATAAGACGTAAGGATACATTAGGATTCATTGATTTCATAAGAGGAAAATATTCGATACATAATAAAGATTATATCAAAAATATGGTATTGCAAATGACTATGAAAGAAAGGGATATGTTGAAAACTATGACGTTTCAAGATTTATGGATAAATGTGTGGGGCAACAATAGCATTTCTAGCCAATATAAAAATGAAGAAAATGTGTCTCGAGAAAAGTTTAATTTATTAAAGAAAGGAATTGAGAAACGAAATGACTTTTATACAATAGAAACAATTATAAATGAGTGTAGTTCAATTGTATGGGAAGAACAAGAATGGGGATTTCCAAAAGGGAGGCGCAACTTCCAAGAAAAAGATTATGACTGTGCAATTAGAGAATTTACTGAAGAAACCGGATATGTTAAAAAGAATATTTATAATATTAAAAATATTTTTCCGTTTGAAGAAATTTTTACGGGATCAAACTACAAATCATACAAACATAAATATTTTGTTGCTTATATGAAAACTGAAAATACATTGAACACAAATAAGTATCAACGGTCTGAGGTCGGTAAAATGGAATGGAAATCATACGCCGAATGTATTTCAACAATAAGAACATATAATTTAGAAAAAAAAAACATACTAACAAACATATATAATACAATAAAAAATTATCCCTTGTTATATTTTAATATCTACTGAAAATAAAGAAATATATGTATTAAATATATACATCATTTAATACATATGAAAAAATCGAAACGTCATTTACTTAATAAAAAATCTATTCGGCGCACAAAAAAATCAAGGGGCGGCGGCGACAATCTACCTTGTGGGGTAAACGAACAAGGTGAACGTATTAAATGCCCAACGAATCATCGTTGCGAAACCGTGGATGGTATACAGCTATGTAAACCCTCTATTGAAATACATCTATCTAATAAAGAGAAGGAAATTAGTTTGTTTGTTCCTTGGAAACGGCACGAAAAATGGTTGGAATATAAGAGTTTGCTCATTGATAAAATAGATAAAATTATTCAATTGCGAAGTAATAACACGTTTAACAAAAAAAAATTAAATGAAATGAATAATCTACTATTCGCGAGAATTAATGATAAAAAAGGCGCCAAGTCTTTATCTGGAGCTAATAATATTGATGAATTGATTATACAATATATAATTTTTGATCATATGGTTGAGATACAGAATATGGTTGATGATGAACCTACCGTAGACGAAGTGGTAGATGATGAAACTGCATCGGGTGAAGTGGTAGATGATGAAACTGCATCGGGTGAAGTGGTTGATGATGAAACTGCAGCGGGTGAAGTGGTTGATGATGAAACTGCAGCGGGTGAAGTGGTTGATGATGAAACTGCAGCGGGTGAAGTGGTTGATGAGGAGACAAAAAATGATTTGCAAGAGGCACAAAATAAATTAGGTATTATGCCAAATGACATAGATAGTAAAGAATACAATAATTATTTAAAAAAAATAGAGAAAAATAACTATGATTATTTAAAAAACAACAAGTCTAACGAATTTTTATATCCGGAATTAGATGATCCAAAATTTAATATTGAGATTTCTAAAAAGAAAGAGTTTTTTGAAACTCAATACGATGGTAAAATATATGACGTGAAAACACAAGCCGAAAAATTATGTAATAAAACTTTCGAACTGATGCCCCATCAATTATTTGTGCGCAATTTTTTATCATTAGAAACACCATACAATAGTTTATTGTTGTATCACGGATTAGGTACAGGTAAGACGTGTTCTGCGATTGGTATAGCAGAAGAAAATCGCAACTATTATAAAGGCATAGGCTCCTCGAATAAAATTATTATTGTAGCTACACCAAATGTCCAAAATAATTTCAAAACACAATTGTTTGATGAGAATAAATTGAAATTAGAAAGTGGCATTTGGAATTTATATAATTGTGTAGGAAATGAATTATTGAAAGAGTTGAATCCTGTACAATTACATAGCATATCGAAAGATAAAGTTATATTACAAATTAAATCTTTGATTAAACAATATTATATTTTTATGGGGTATGGTGAATTTGCAAACTATGTTAAAAAGAAAACCGTAGTCAGTGATAATATTGGGTTAACACCAAAAGAAAAGAAAAAAGTGGAAATAAATAATATCAAAAAATATTTCAACAATCGTTTGTTAATCATTGATGAAGTACATAATATATCTTCTGTTCAAAGTAATAAAATCAATAAAAAAACGTCGGCGATGTTAATGCACATTAGTAAATATGCTGACAATTTACGTTTACTATTATTGTCAGCAACGCCAATGTACAATACGTATCGCGAAATTATTTGGTTAACCAATTTATTAAACATTGTAGATAAACGTTCTACCATTAGAGAGGAAGAAGTATTTGATACTGATGGGAATTTCATCGAACAAAAAACAAATGACAATGGCTTAGTGATTGAAGGTGGTAAGGAATTACTAACGCGTAAATTAACGGGTTATGTTTCATACATTCGAGGCGAAAATCCATATACATTCCCATATCGAATTTATCCTGACATATTTGATGAAAACCATAGTATAAAATCGTTTGAATATCCGAAATTGCAAATGAACGAAAAACCAATTGAAGATCCTTTAAAATATTTACCATTGTACATAAATGAGATTGGTTCTTATCAAAGTAAAGTGTATCAAATTATTATGAAAAATTTATCGACCAAGATATATTCAACCAGTATTCAAGGGAATAATAAAAATTTGCCCAATTTCGAAAATATGGAAAGTTTTGGATATATCATGTTATCATCTCCGATTCAATCGTTAAATATTGTTTACCCGAATGAATCTTTCGATGAATTATTTATTCATCAAGAAGAAGACCTCCCTGATTCCGACACACAAGAAGAAGACCTCCCTGATTCCGACACACAAGAAGAAGACCTCCCTGATTCTGACACACAAGAAGAAGCTCTGACCGAATCCGACACACAAGAAGAAGCTCTGACCGAATCCGACACACAAGAAGAAGACCTCCCTGATTCCGACGCACAAGAAGAAGACCTCCCTGATTCCGACACACAAGAAGAAGACCTCCCTGATTCCGACACACAAGAAGAAGACCTGACCGAATCCGACACACAAGAAGAAGACCTCCCTGATTCCGACGCACAAGAAGAAGCTCTGACCGAATCCAACACACAAGAAGAAGACCTCCCTGATTCCGACACACAAGAAGAAGACCTCCCTGATTCCGACACACAAGAAGAAGCTCTGACCGAATCCGATGGTCAACGTGGTGGTGCAGAAAATGAAGAAATGGATAAAAATCAAGTTTCAGAAGAAGATGATATTAATTTTGAAGATAACGAAAATAAAATAAACTCAATGTTAGGTTCAACCGGATTAAGCAATACTATGAATTACAAATATACAAAACATCCATATCTACTTCGTCATAGTTTTGAATATAAACAAGATGTTCTTGATAAATACGGTCGTATATTTTCGCCAAATGAATTAAAAAAATACAGTAGCAAAATACATAATATTTGTAATATTATCAAAAAATCAAAGGGTATTGTTATGATATATTCACAATATATTGATAGTGGCGTTGTTCCAATCGCACTGGCATTAGAAGAAATTGGATTTTCAAGATTTGGAAACGCAAGTCATACCAAATCTCTTTTCAAAGAAGCGCCGACGGACGCAATCGACGCATTAACGATGAAACCAAAAAAAGAGTTGGATGACCCGAGTCAATTCATCCCTGCCAAATATACTATGATTACTGGCGACAAACATTTTTCGCCAGATAATTCTGCAGATTTAAAAATAATTACTAATAAGAAAAATAAATACGGCGAAAATGTAAAAGTAGTATTGATAACCAAAGCCGCGGCAGAAGGATTAGATTTCAAAAATATAAGACAATTGCATATATTAGATCCTTGGTATAATGCAAGTCGCATTGAACAAATTATCGGGCGTTCCGTACGTAATTTAAGCCATTGTGAATTGCCATTTGAAGAAAGAAACGTGGAAATATATTTACACGCAACCAAAGGTAGATACGAAAATGAAACTGCCGATATGTATGTATATCGTTATGCTGAGAAAAAAGCAATACAAATTGGAAAGGTTTCTAGAGTCTTGAAAGAAAGTGCGGTGGATTGTATTTTAAATATTGGTCAAACCAATCTTACATTGGAAAAATTAACGGAGAATGCCAATAACCAGAAGATAGATATACAATTATCATCCACCAATGATGATAAGACGATTACTTATGAAATTGGAGATAAACCATATACAGAATTATGTGATTATATGGGTTCTTGCAATTACGTATGTATTCCAAACGAGGTGCTTACTTCAGACAACACTTCAAATCAAACCTACAATGAACAATACTTGAAAACTAGTTTTTCTACCATTCTTAAACGTATTCGGGAATTAATGCGAGAACAATCCTTTTTTTCCAAAGAAGAATTTATCAAAAAAATACAGTATAATCATACGTATCCAATTGAACATATTGAGTATGTTTTGGATACTTTGATAAATAATAAAAGTGAATATGTTTTAGATATCTATGGTAGACCTGGGTATTTAATAAATAAAGATCAATATTATGTATTTCAACCATTTGAAATATCAGATGAATTTGCATCTTTGTATGATCGCATACGACCAGTTGACAATAAAATCAGAGCATTGGACATAGAATTACCTTTGGAAAAGGAAAGGGGAAAAAAAGAAACTGCAAAAATATCAAACTCTTCCGAGAAAACAAATATGAATTTTCAGAATTATATGAGTGAATTGAATAATAATATTGACTATATCAACCAAGAGAAGGATATACGTAGACAAATGAAGGAAAAATACAGCAATTTAGAATCTATGAATAAACGGGTATTATCACATATGAGAGAACAATACGCAATTAAAGTAGATAATATGGACTGGTATAAAAATGCAGGAATCATATATGATTTACTAACAACTAATTTACAAATAAGTGAAAAGACGTTGAATAAATTGTTCGTTCATCATTATTTAGATATGTTGAATGTAAATGGTCATTTAACAATTTCCGCATATCTATATTCCGAAAATATCAATGAAATACCCAACAAAGACATATTAATTGAATATTATGATAATAAAAAATTAAAACATAATAATAAGGAAGCAATATATTTACCTTCAAATACTAAGAATATACTCTATATTTGGAATGAAAATCACTGGATACCAGGAGAACCCACAGATATATTATTATTTGAAACTATTATTGATGAAAGGTTTTCGATAGCTAACCATACCGTAAACGATATTTTCGGATTTGTGAGTTATTTCAAAAAAGAGTATGTATTTAAGGTACGAAATTTAAAACAAGATAAAAACAATACAGGTGTTATTTGTGGATCTCTGGGCAAAACTGATATATTACATCGCATTGAGCCTATTATTAAAGAGAATCCACATAATATAGAAAATTGGCCTGCATATGAATCCATTGACTTTGATAGTATATTAAAACCAGGACTATGCGTATTCATAGAATGTCTTATGCGATATTACAATGAATTAAACAATGGTAAATTTTGGTTTTTGAACACTCTTCAAATAAATTACAATAAATCGATTCGGAAGTAAAAATTGATAAACATATAATAACATAAAGTTATTATATACTATTATATTAAGATGGCTGCTGATAAAGACGAAAGAAAAGTATACGGGGTATATTCCCCGGCAGTTTTAACAAAAAAAATTATATTATCTATGAATGAAGTAGGTAAAAATTTGAAACAAAATTTAGAACTAAAGTTGCAATCGATGAGCGAGGGAAAATGTATTCCAGAAGGATACATTAAGCACGGTTCTATTAAAATTTTAACATACTCCTCTGGAAATGTATTGAATGCAAACATTGAATTTCAAACCGTATATGATTGTATGATTTGTTATCCGGTAGAAGGACAATTGGTTGAATGTAAAACAAAAGCGATAACAAAAGCGGGTATACACGCAGAAGCAATTGACGCAGATGGCATTATTCCGATTGTTATCTTTATCGCAAGAGATTATCATTTTACAAACAAAGAGTTTGCTGACGTGAGAGAGGGTGATAAATTGGTCGTATCTATTATTGGTATATCTTATAATTTAAACGATGAATATATAACAGCGACTGCAAGTTTACATTGATATGAACAATAATATAATAAAAATATGAATTACTATATTATTTAAGCGGTTTTCGTAGGATTCAAACACATTTTTTCATTAGGAAATACCTGTCCTGACATACATTTGGTCGAGTCCTTTACCGAAACACAACTATGTTTACCTTGATATTCGCCAATTAAACACCAAGATGTTTTATCTGAGGTCATTGGTTTTTGAATAGGTGTTTCACTTTTATCATCTACCGGCTCATTCTTGGACATATTATTGTTCTGTATATTCATTTCGTTGTTCATATGTTTACTGGAAACGTCTCCCGCTTGGTTTGTTGTAGCGGTCGATTCTGAATCCGTATCTTTTTTATATGCCATATGCGAAAACAACGGATCAGTATACTCAATTAAGTTATCTATACTCCTCCCTAAAAGAGATAGTAAATCCATCCCCAAAAAAAGTGTTATAAATACAATCAATAAAAGAATCACAATTACTACATTAATGCTAAATGAATTATTTGAATAGTTATTTGAATTCAAGGGTTGTGTGGTCGTTTCAAAACTTTGATTCATTCTATATACATATTTGAAGATTTAAATCACCACCAGATATTAAATATTTAAAAAAATCATTTAGATATTCGTTTAGTAGTAAGTATTATAGTATCCATTATAGTAATGAGAATATTCAATATGTTAGAATCTTTGTTATTTCTCACGTTAGGTATCAGCTGTGTGCTACTATTAATGCTTATTTATCATTTCAAACAACGACTTACTCAGTTAGAACAAAGTAATGAAACTATGTTTGATATTCTAAACAATATGGTTCACGAATTATCAGACTTGAAACGGCAAAAACACCCAATTACTACAATTCCCTTTTCAAATGATTATGTGCCAAATAATAGTAGAATAGACGTTGAACTAAGTGAGGATCCTGAAAATAGCGACGAAAGTGAATATGATTCTGAAATCGAGACAGAAAATGTTTCTATAATGTCGAGTGATTCTGACTCACTTCCTGATTTAATAAGTAATCAAGAAGACACTGAACAAGTGAAATTGGTTAATGTCAACATTGATGAAACTTTAGAAGATATTTCTACTCTTGATCATCATCCCGACGACTATAACGCTGGAAACACCGACGATGACCTGGAAGATAATGGGAATTTGGTAGATTTAGATGTTTCTCAAATAGAAGAAATACATATTGATAAGTTGAACCAGACGAACCATTTAGAAGAAGTAGATACTGCTTCCCAAACGTCTGTCAATACGACCGATATTCATAAAAAAATGACGGTTGTTGCTTTGAAATCATTAGTTATTGAGAAAGGACTAGCAAGTGATCCGAGTAAATTAAGAAAACCAGAATTGATTGAACTATTAGAATCAAATATGTAATTAATAAAAAACAAATATATTATTATAATATAAAATTATATTATATTATAATGCTTTCTAATATTTTTTCTACATCTCAACCACTAGGGTCGGCGTATCCTACTATGAAAGAAACGATTCCCTTATCTGAACGAGGATATCATACCAATAATAAGTATAACAATATCCCACCATTCATGAACGACGGGCGTTCTATTACAAATACTAACCAACAGCAATCCGTAATGAACGCAAAATTAGCAGAAGATAATAAAATTACATCTAATTGGCAATACCGTGAGTATTTGACAAAAAATGCCGAAAGTATTATGAGAGATAATTATTTCAACTCCGCAAACGACGTTGGTTATCATTCCAGAGCGATAGATGTCCCGAGTATTCAATCTAATATAATCAAACAAACCACTCACTCTCCTGGTATATTTTCCTCCATTCTTGATAGCGAAAAACCACTTGGATTTGCTAGCGGAGACTTGAAAGATAATTATTTGAGCCGCGAACAGTTGTATGCAAGAAAAGTCTCTCCTGTTATTACACAAGAAAAGCTTTATTTTAATAAACGTACAACCGATGTAAATAACAACGAATTAAACGATAAAAAAAAAGTCCGCTTTGATGCATAAGTATTTTATATCATATGAAACATAAACAAAATGTATATGTTTCATATAAATAATGAATATCATAAGTTTTGATGTTGGTATCAAAAATATGGCATATTGTATATTATCATATGAAAAAAACCAAAATATACAAATAAAAAAATGGGGGGTTTTGAATTTAATGGACACAGAAAACCCACATACAATTACGTGTAATTGTCTATTAAAATCAAAAAAAAAAGATAATATATGTAATAAAAAAGCCAAATATAAAAAAAACGACCGTTTTTTCTGCGAATCTCACGCAAAAAAAGACACGATTTTTTCCATTCCTACAAAAGAAATGGAAATGCCATTTTTAAAGAAACAAAAAGTGGATGAATTGTTAAAAATAGCAAGATCACATCTTTTACTTCTCGACGAAAAAAATATCAAAAAAGACAACATTATATCGGCTATATATAATTTTTATAACAATAAAAAATTAGAGGCAATGTATACAAAAAAGAAAACCAATGCAAACGAAACAAATCTTATAACTATTGGGAAAAATATGAAACAACTACTTAATGACATACCAGAAATTTTAGATATAAATGTGGTACTTATTGAAAATCAAATATCTCCTATTGCAAATAGAATGAAGACGATTCAGGGTATGCTTGCACAATATTTTATTATGAAAAATGAATCTATTGATATATATTTTATATCATCTTCTAATAAATTGAAACAATTTCAAAAATTAAATTTACAATATAATAATGATCGTGAAATAAACGAAACTTCCATAAATGTAAATCCAAATTATAAGGCAAATAAGTTGAACGGTGTGTTAATTACAAATATTATTTTAAATGAAAATGAACAATTCAATCAATGGAAAGACAATATGAATACACCAAAAAAAGATGATCTAGCCGATTCTTTTTTACAAGGATTGTGGTATTTCAAAGATAAAAATATTATATATTACGCGGAGGATTTAAAAATAAAACATGTATAATAATCATAATGGACGTAATTGATATTGGTGCATCTAACATTGGAGACCCGATTTCTATCAACGTAAATGAAAAATCAACTATTCCCTCCAATGTAAGCTTTGGTTCAGGAATCGAATTACTAATGAATGATAAAAATAAATCATCTTCTAACGATTCCATAAAAATAGATTTAGGAGATTTGAATGATCTTGAAAATGAACTGAATGACTTATCTAGCGGTAATCAACCCGAAAATGAAACTACTCAAAACAAGGATGCAAAAACATTGTCAGGAATGGCTAGTGATCTTTTCGGGTTAGGTGGGTTTTCTAAAACAAATGACACAACAAGTGAACCAATTGAAATTAATTTAGATTCGACTACTTCTAATATAGGACAGGCGACAAGTGAATCTATCGGTAATTCTAAAACATGGGATGGTTTTTCTAAAATGAACGATGTTCCATCTATGCCATCTATGCCGTCGATGTCTGACCGTGAAAAAAGAAGAAAAAAACGAATGATATTAAAAAAAATGGAGGATTGGTATGCGAAAGGTCAGGTAAAACAGAATTCAGATTTAAATATGGATTCATCCTATGAAGAAATAGAAGACGAATATGAAACTATTATGGAAGAAAAACGAAAGAAAGATTCTATTAAACTACAGGGATGGTGGTTTATGACATTTGTGAATTCAATTGAATACGGTAATGCAGCATTGAATCCATTTGATTTGAACTTAGATGGATGGGGAGAACAAATTGGGGAAGATATTGATAGCTATGAAGAAATTTTCTCTGAGCTACACGATAAATACAAGGGTGGTAAAATGGCACCCGAACTGTCGCTGTTATTGCGTATTGGGTTCAGTGCTGCCGTAGTCAACTTCTCGAACAAGGCGCTATCCAGCGCTACCCCAGGATTCAATGATGTTATCAAACAAAGTCCAGAATTAATGAAAATGTTTACTGACGCGACTGTGAATAGTATGAGTCAACAGTCTTCCAGTTTTGAATTTGCGAACAATTTAATGCAAGATCAAATGAATAAGCAGAAAGGGCCGCCACCGCCCGCACCGGTTGAAACCAAAACACAAGTGCCTCCTCAACGACCTGGAATGATGTTTACAGATAATCCCGGTAATAGACCGGATATTAACGCAGGGAGAGGTACGATGTTCAGAGAAGATGGCCTTGATGTGAATCGGGCGGGCATTCATTTAAATGAAACTGCGCCCCCTATCCGTACTGGTAGATCTGAAATGAAAGGACCCCAAAGTGGAGACATAGATAATATTTTATCTGGTTTGAAAACTCGCAATGTAAATATTCAAAAACCACCCACAAATGAAACTACAAACAACGATTCTATGATATCTGCTAGTTCACTAAGAGACATTCAAAATACAAATATACCTCATACATCATCCAAAAAAAGGAATAAATCCGATAAAAATATTATTAGCCTGGACATTTAAACCCTTGAATCATAAAAATAATATATTTCAATCATATTATTTTTAAGTCGAACGATTTACATAATCGTGATAATCTTCACGATATAATTGGGTTAATTTTGTTGTTATCTAATATGAATATTTATTTATACTTATTGCATAATTAAATAACTTTTTATGTAATTATGTATTTATTTCTTTGATTTTTTGGCCTTTTTCTTTCCTCCTTCTTCTTTCTCTGGTGCTGATTAATCTTCTATTTTGTCTCCTAATTTCATCATCCAATGTGTTCCATTCCATGTTGGAATGGATGGAATAGTATGTATAGAACGGTAAATAGGAGTCCAATCACAAGTACCAGATTGATTATCATCATCAGTTAAAGAAATATTATGCATATAATTATCAGACATTCCCAATGGTTTGTTGCAGGATAGCATTTCACTTGCTTTCTTTCTCATAACAAAATAATTATATACTTCTTGGCCACTAGCATTATAATCTTTTTTAAATTCATTAATATTCCACTCGGTATTAAGAAGAACCTTTCTACCATTATGTTCTACAACCTCTGTTCCACCTTTCATTTTATTGCCTCCCTTAGCAAAAACAGGGCCAAACGTCTTGGAACCTCGCTTTCGCAAAAACGTACCTAAATGTTTGTTCTTTCTGGAAGCTCTGCTCTTCTTAACAGATACAATGCGCCCGTGTTTATTCATCTTCAAGTTTTTTTTAGTTAAAGCCGCTTTGCCATAACCAGTTTTCTTAGCGGTGCCGTTAAAGACTTGACGACGACTACCTACATTTTGTTGGTATTGTTTACCACCTTCCATCTTAAATGCGCTCATTTATATAATATACAAAGATAAAATAAACGAACTAAATAATGATTATGCATTTTTGTACATTTCTAGCATAATAATCTACCATAGGTTTGGGGTATTTTACTTGTTTGTATTTATTATGTGTTTCAAACCATTTATGTATGTCGTTTGGGTCGACTTCGGCTAAATCTGGGATCCATTTTCTATTTTTGTGCGAACTTAAATATCCGAAGGTGTATTTATCAAAAAAATCATATAAATATTTACAGGCGTATAATTTATATGTATTTTTTATTAAAAGTAAGCGGATTGATTCTGGGGATGAGATTATGTAATGACTTTTTTAAAAAGTATATTACATTGGGCGCAATGCAAGGATACGCTATTAAATCTATTTTATTTTATCATACAATTTACATACACGCGAATCATTATTTTGACAAGGTATATAACGGGAATGAGATGATTCGTCATATGGTTGATATATGTTCAAATACATATTTGAATGCATACTCTTATTTTTATAATATTCGGGTTTTACCATATGAAAACTGTTGGATTGCCAATCATATAATGTATTCAAGAGAATTGCGCCATATGAATTTTATTACCAAAAATACCAAAAACTTCTTCTATGGTGATATTTATCCGATTGTCTCTCGATATGACATTGTATCATTCAATAAAAAAAATAACCTAATGAATATGATCATCGAAAATAAATTGTCGAAATATAAGAACAATGAACAAATGTCTTCTTTGATTGTAAAACAATTGTTTGTATTGAAGTATGACGATAAATTCCTTTTTGCACACACAAAAGAATCTTTGCATAAACAATGGCTCACTGCTTGTCAGTATGTGATGAATCCGTTTTTCTCAGTTGAATATGAAGATTCTACGGGGTTTACCGCTCAAATAGATTTACCCAAATCATTTTTTGTTGAAAATAATGAAATATTATCCTCCATTTTTATGAAATATTGGTTAGAACAACAATTGTTCAAAAACGATATCTTATTTGATAATAACTATACATTGCATTGTATGGATACTATTTTTAATAAGGTCTCTATAAAACCTGACCAATTCGTTATATTGGATAAAAATTCGTATCGTATTGAAACCCTAAAATGATATAAAGGTTGTATCGTGTATTATGGTAAGGGTAATCAAATGGATGCGGTGAGTACTCCTGCCCAAAATCATCGGTTAAATGATAAATGGGATTTATTTTACCATTTACCACAAGACAAAAATTGGGGATTAGATAGTTATGTTAGTATAAATAAATCTATTGATAATATGGAAAATATTATCAAGTTGAATGAATCCATTCACGACAATGTTATCAAAAATTGTATGATGTTCGTTATGAAGACTGGAATCACTCCTATGTGGGAAGACCCGAAAAACAGAAATGGCGGATGCTTTTCTTATAAAGTCAGTAATAAATATGTGGCAACTATTTGGAAAACATTATTTTATTTACTGGCAGGTTCTAATATATGCACCAAGGATGAGCACAACCAATTTATAAATGGTATTACCATTTCCCCGAAAAAAAACTTTTGTATTATAAAAATATGGCTGTGCGTTGCACATTTACAAGACCCTAACATTATTACTGAAATTCCAAATTTATCTACACAAGGATGTTTGTTTAAAAAACATGAACCTGAATATTAAACCCTTGTAGTTTACACTCTTGAAAATGTAAAAAGTATGTACATATTTTTTGTATATGTATTACAACGACCGAAAAGAAAAATGAAAGTTACCAATACTGACCTGCTTGCCAATAGAAATAAATATTCTATTGATATTCTGGAAAAAAATATCAAACATCTTGATGAAAAAATGCTTTTAGCAACACAAACACTTACACCTGAGTTTTGTGTAAAATATATTTTAGATTTAGATATTGAAGGAGGTGGGGAAGAATCGTACATATTTGACGTGTGCTACATATTACAGTTCCAAAAACATATTACAGAAAAAGAGTTGACAGATTTGATAATATTTTCTGATGATTTGTCGTGAAAACGGCGTTTAGATATTCAAGGGGGTGAATATGTATCTTTGAAAAATATTATATTTGCATATAATATATGTCTAATAACACTGCCCCGACAATTGCCGACGATAGTTCTGGTGAAACTAAAGGTACCACCAAAGAAAATAATATGGTTGGTTTAGGAGAAAAAATTAAAAAATACTTCAAAAAACATATGGATTTTCTTTCCAAGAAAAAAGAAAAGGAAAATATGGAAGGCGAACCAGAAACTGATGCAGATTCTGAGGAAGGCGTCGAGAAAATCACTTCCGAACAAAGCGCGATGTTCATTGGTATGATGATTTTTTTGGTGGTATGGGCGATAGCTAGTATTGCGGCTCTCGTGTATTCTTTGACCTGTTTCGGATATTCTGGTAATACTATCGAAAAAGTAATTGGAGTTGTGATCGCGTTCTTCACTGGTCCTTTCTACTTCATTTATTATAGATACAGCAATACCTACTGCAAGGCCAATGGTGGTAGTAAGAAGGGAGGGAGCTGTGGCGCGAGACGCAATGTCGGTCGCAAATAAATAATTTCTTTACGCCGGTCGATACAACCTATCTGAATTCAGGGTTCCACTTTTTACAACCATTACAAATATTTTGAATATGAATATTGTTTACTTCTTTTGTCGTCATTATACTTGCGTGTTCAAAATCAATTATCCCCACTTTTCCATCACAATTTTCAATAAAATTATAACCCGTTAAATCTGGATATTCAATATTATGTAATACTAAATTACGTACTATTTTAACAACTTGGTCAAATAATTCATCCGGTATATCGGTAGCATTTTCTCCATAAGTGTATGATAAATTATGATTACCGATTTTGTACATAACCATTGTTTTACTTTCCTCATTGTATTCTATAATTTCTGGCATGTGTACGATTTTGAGATTGTACACGTATTTTTGCATAAAATATTCTTTATGGTTTACATTTTGTTTCACATAATACGAGTTGGGGTCTGTGAGATATTGTTCCATTATTGTATTACAACCTTGAATATTTAAGTCGTTTCAATTTTAAATCAAAAGGTAAGATCAATATTCGGAGTTTCACATACAATGGCCTATTTTTTCCTCTTATGTTTGATTACCCGCCCGAAAAGAAAAATTGATTTTATTATTTCCATTATGTGGAATAAAATCTTCAAGGGTATAATACATATGATGAAATCTATCTTTATCCAATCATTGCAAACAAATATAGATTTCATCGTCGGTAAAAATGCAAAACATAATTTTGAAATTATTGACGATGCAAATCAAAATGATCTTTGGTTTCACATAGAAAATGAATCATCATGTCATGTTATTGCGCAATTACCAGAAGAACATTCGTGGGATAAAAAACAAATGAGGCATATTGTTAAACAAGGTGCTGTATTATGCAAAGCTCATTCAAGATACAAGAGCGATAAAAATGTACCCGTTATTTATACAACTATTCAATATATTACTAAAGGTGATTCTATTGGTTCCGTTATTGCAACAAACACAAAATCCGTTGTTATTTAGATCACATTGTATGCTATATTTTGCAAAACAAATCCTCGAATTAGACAAATATTGCTGACCAAAAAAATCATTATAACTATCATATATATCAATAAAATACTTAGTATGTCCATTATACTAAGTATTTTTATTTTTTTGTAGAAGAACTTCTACGACTAGATGATCTCTTTTGAGAATTAGATGATCTCTTTTGAGAATTAGATGATCTCTTTTTAGGTTTTGAAGGAGTTCTTGGTTTAGATTTTGAGGGAGTTATTGATAAAAGATTTGGCGTTTTACAAGTATCGGGTTTTAATTCATTATTTTTGTAAACAGTTTTATTATCATTTATATTAACTATATAACAATCGTTTTTACAATTCTTGTTATTGTATTGGCTTCTAATATTACCATTTGATATATCCATATTTTCTGTTAATTTTTCTACTATTTTACCGTGTTCTCCATTATTTGAAATAATTACTTTTTCATCTTTTTTATAGTGCTTTTTATTTTCTTTGATAAACGGGTTTCGATTTTTATTCGCTTCTGCTTGAGCTTCTAATGAAGAAACTAATTCCTTAAGTATATGCGTACAATATGGACGATAGTAAGTACCATTTTCAATTGGTTCATTTTTTTTTATTTTTTGTAATTTAGTTTTCATTGTACCATCTTTTTCCACTTCTTGTATCATTTCATAATATGTCTTATTTGAATCTGATTTAATATATTTTCCTTCCACAGACGCGTATTCTGATTCTAATGTATTCCACCATTGTTTATATTCTGATGCTTGCTCTTTGATTATTTTTTCTTTATTTTCTTTATTTTCCATACTTTCCGTATAAGGTTTTGTTTTTCTTGTTCCACGAGAAGGGAAAAATTTGAAACCTCCTATTTTTTTAGTACGTCTTTTTTGTTTGTTTCTAAATTTTTGTGTATGTTTATTTGTTATTTTCATTATATATTAATAACATATTATATTTTTAATGGTATGAATAAGAAATCAGGCCCATTTACTTGCTGTACCGTATAATCTATATCAATAAGATTTTGAAACAGTGATTTTGTATAGTCCATATCAACGCGACCAGTGTGATCCGCCCATACCTCCATTGCGATTATTGGACGAAACCGCTTAATTGTTTCCATAGCTCCTCGAATAACATTTACTTCATACCCTTCCACATCTATTTTCATAAAATCCAAACCGGATAAATTCATTGCGTCTATAGTAGTTAATTGTACTTTCACTTCTTCTTGTGTTTCTCTTAACCACTGTGGTTTTCCTGTTGGATTATTTGATAATCCAGAACCGCCAGGATTATCGCCCGGTATCCAATTATATTTTACTTCATCGAAATTATACGACAATCCACAATTCGAAATTATGACATTGCTTAAATTATTTGCTTCTACATTTTTAGTTAACAATTCATTACTTGTTGGTAATGGTTCAAACGCATACAATGATTTACATAATTTTCCCAATTTAATCGTATGTGAACCGATATGACAACCGGCTTCAATTACAATACTATCTTCATTTACATATTTTTCAAATACACGGTGTAAATGTGGTTCCCATATTGTATTTTTTCTCAATGATTGAGATATTGGACAATTTGAATAAACGTTAAAATATGCCGACTTTTCATTATGATATTTGTCAACACAAATTAGTTCCTGCATAAGAAAAGAATAGACGTTTTTTTATATGAATTTTACATAAAAATAGAATATTTCACACTAGATATTGTTGTTCAAAGATATTTCATTCATATAATATCCACTTTGATTGGCAACGTAGATAAGTATATGCACGATACCAACTATACATCCTTTTGTTTTTAGAGATACACTATTATCTAGTACTGAATATACAGAATCACTTGTATAATAACGCCAAGGCGTGTACACAAACAACAACCAACTATACACCCATACATAACTGTACCATAACGTATACGAATTGAAATCATATTTTTGTTGTGTATTGAAATAACATAGGATGAGATAAGGGACGGAATGATTGATTTCGCAATGAAATATTTCCATTTTAAATCTTCAAAGGTGTATATTCCACATACACATATGTAAAAATCTTTATGTTATTTTTTTGTTTAAGAAGGAGGCAATGGAGCCAAACACATTCTTATTTCTCCCAAAGAAGCTACGTCATATTTGACAATCAAAGGCAAATCATTTCCCAAATACATTTCCAAATGACTACATAAAGGTGTGCATTTAATAAAATGGCTCAGGCTTTTCAATGAGAATTCTCCCTGAATAATCACAGAAGCATCGGACTTTTGTAAAAACTCCATATTTCCACCTGACTCACTACGGAATATACGCGAACTTGCAAAATTTCCATCGCAAGAAAATACTAAATCATTACCTACTGATTTTATCTCAATACGATCAGATATACCATTCAAATCGCGAATAATTTTTTGAAAATCAGTAGTTGGTAAATTAATCACGGTGGAGTATTCTACGTCGGGTACCACCAATTCTTCTACATCTGGTTCAATCAACCGCAATTTTTGACTATAGCATTGTTTAATATCTCCATTATCATATTGCAAACCAAGATGGGAAACAATGCCTTCGTGATAATCATCTTTATCGATATACATAGACAGAGTATCGTCATTTGACATCGTCGAAATAACCTTAAATAAATGAAGAGTATTGGCACATACAATTATTTTTTCTGGATCGCATTTATAATATTCAAATTTACTTGCGTGTAAACCTACATTTACCAATATAGTATGTGTCTTATCAAAATTAATTATTTTCATACCATCTTTGGTAAATGTAATAGTTGCATCGGTTAAAACATCTTTAATGGCGGTTATCATATTTCGTATGGGCTGAATTTGGACAGTTTTAATTGTCAATACATTGTTTTCCTCATTCATTGCAAATTATAATTAGTTCACCGCGTTTGTTTTTATATTTTATTTGAATAAAAGTATATTATTCAAATAAAATTTATTTTTTCTTCGTTTTATTCAAATTACATCTATTTGCCTTTCGACACGTTTTTTTGCCAGTTTCAAAGCAAGGCTATCGTTCTTACATTCTTTTTCTAAAATATGATAATCTACCATACCCGCTGGGCCTCCTGTTATTGCACTACCTAATCTTGCAACTCCCCAAGACTCTGCGGTTTGATTCGGACGAGAACCAGACGAATAGTATGCGCCCATTCCTTTGTTAATAATTTTACGCAATCCTTTTTGCGAACATTTCGTTTTTTTTACTAAAGCGTCGTTTACTTTTAATTGATCAATATTATAGATTTCTTTCACATTCATTAGATGTTTAGACATTTTGCTACGAAATGTCTTTACTTTAGGACGCTTACTATATTTACCATTTTGATACATTTTCCGGCTCTTTATTATATTTTTTTTGTATATTTCTATCTTCATTACTCAATACTTTAGGAATATACCTTTGAGGAATGGACATTTGTAATATATTATAATATTAGAATATTATAATATATTTATTTAGTATATAATATGACAACGAAATTGAATACAGAAAATTATACTCAACTCAATACTGATATTGCCACTCTATTTAGAACTGGGTTATACTCAGGTGTTGCCATAACTTTATACGCTGACGAAGCAGGAACAAGTGTGTTTTTGTATAACGGATCGGCAATTGAGCGTAAAAAAGTTTCAAAGGCGGTTAAAACCGCACCGTATACTGATAAAAATACGGGGGAACTGATAAAGGCAAATATCAATATTTCATTTGACGACGGTACATCAAGTATTTGCACAGATGATATCGATAGTTGTTGGTATAAAGTAGAGGGCATTGCGGTTCAACGTAGACGATTCTAACCAAATTATTATTTCATAAATATTATGCTTTGTATACTATTTATTCTCTTGCAATTACCATCTTGTTATTGATTTCCTTCAACATTCCTATTTTTAATAATTCAGTACCTAATTCAACCGCACGTTGATAACTATCATAATCATACACCTCGTTTGTTTTCGAATTTAAAACGAACTGAACACCATTTTCAGTTATTTTTTTCCCTTTCCAATTTATTTTTTTGGCGTCTAATCCGCCCTTGTCTTGTTTATCTTTTTCAAAAGATGGATAAGATGAAAAATCGTTAGATTCGACTTTACCAAATCCATAACACACTAGCTGCTCTTCCGATTTCTTATTTGTATTACCATATAAATTACAATCTACAGCGGACTCTTTTATTGCTGTTAATATTTGATTATTAATACGCTGCTTCACACTCGCTAATTCATACAACGACTCGTCTGTCGTTATTGGTGTCTTTTTATCTATTTTGCTTGTATCGCGAATGATCAATTCAATGTGTTTTTCGTCTTTTTTCTGTTTCTCACTCAATGTTGCTACATACAAATAAATTTTTACATTCCGCAATTCTTCGGGTAAGTCTTCGTGGCTACATATTCTTCTAGCTCTTCCTACAACTTGCTCTACGCGTACCATATGCCAATACGGTTCTACTATATGCACAAATCGTGTGTTTTTTAAATTAATACCTTCGGCGCCAGAGGACGTAATCATAAACACTTTGATGACGTTTCCATATACATTATCCTGTGCAATATTATTCAAGCGGTTCGTAATGGTTGTTGGTACATATTCCCACATACTATTATAAACATTTCTTATGATTTCCTTTTCTTCTGCCGTTTCGGTGCCAGTATACAACACAAATTTGGGTTTCCCTTTATCTTGTTCTTCCTCTACTAATTCCCAAATATTATCGGTACGCTTGATTTTAAATTCAGCGTACCCGTTTGCTAATAATATTAATCGCAAAATCCCGATTCCTTCCATTGTTCTAAAATGACTATACACTAAGTGTAAACCATCATTATCCGGATTCGAAATATTCTCCAATATTTTTGCGAATTTTGGACTATACGTAGTCAACTCTTTCTTCGATAAATATAACTGTTCGTTATTATCACCAATCGTATTCAAAGCTTCCAACGCATTTTCAATTCGTTTTGAATACTTTTCTTCTTCATTTTCATCTAATTTGTTATCTGCACCCTCATTTTCTAAAGTAACCTCAGTTTCGTCGCGCGTTGTGTTTAATACAACATCCACTATATCTTCGGACGTTTCCTGGTCGTCTTTCAAATTAGGAATCGGACGATCGATTCCCGAAGGAAATGTGAAATTACAAGCTGCTCGTGAAAATATACGATACGTTGAAGATATCGTAAACATATCATCATCTCCCGGTTTTTTCATTCGAGTCATTTTCTTTGCTTTCGATTCTTTATCGCTTTCTACTTTACGTATTTTTTCGTACAAACTGAATTGATGGTCCGTCATCTCGATTTTTTCAATATGGTAAATATCTCCTTCTTTTGTCTTTACATAACTTGGCAATAATTCTTCCTGCGCACTTCGGAAATAAGAGGTCAACCCTAATATGCGGCGCTGAAATAAATTCAAATTAATTGCATTTCCAGTATCCACGTCTACGAACGATTTCAAAAAAGAATCGGTATCGTCGGGTAATGATTTATTGCGGATTTCTTTTATTTGTTGTTCCATTATATTCATTTTATTTTTTTTCAACACTTCTAAAACAAATCTCAAAAAATCGCTATCTGTAATATTGCCATTATCGTCCAACTTAACCCCATTATATTTGTCAAACAATTCATTGTCTCCCCCTTTCATTTTCTCCGTCTTGTTTACTGCTGGTTTTTGTTGTTTGCGAGTTCCTTTTAATACGCCTCTTTTCTTTGTATTCACAAATCCATAAGGGTTTCGGGTGATGTGTAATTGGTTGTCGCTATATTCAAGATAATCGTATGTTTTCATACCCTCTTTATCCAGCATTTTTTGAATGGTATCTGCATTTAATTTTTCATTTCGGTCCCATTTTATTGGGATAGTCCACGTTGTAATGTATCCTCTCAATAAATTATACAAAATTCCGATTTCATTCGGGTAATTAATAATCGGCGTACCTGTTAACAAAACCACCTTGGCATTCTTTGCACTCATAATATAATCATACAATCGATAAGAAATCGATTTGGGCTGTTTAATCTTATTCACGATTCGACTTACAAAATTATGTGCTTCGTCAATCACGATGACTGAATTATCAAATGGATTACGCGTATAATCTCCTGAAATAAGTTTCATTTTAGTTTCATTCATTCCATTGTAGTTAATATCAGTGTATTTACTGCGAATCATTTCATTTAATTGTTCGTCCAATAGTTCCTTTTCGTGTGGTTCCAACAATTCATAATTAGCCTCTTTGTTTATATTTACTAACCAAGCTCCGCGGTGATTATGAATGAATTGCGTAGATAGCGACAATGCTTTAGATAATATAGCCACGTACTCTGGTTTACCCTCAATACTTACAAATTCCCAAAATTGATTCTTTTTATACATCTCATCGCCACATTTTTTCATTTCACTGAAAAAATTCATTTTTAACGAAGCGGGAGTCATCACAAACACCCGTTTATGCGTTTTCATACCCTCTGCTATAGCAATGGATGTACACGTCTTACCCGAACCAAGACCGTGATATAACAATAACCCGCGATAAGGAGTATATATATTTAAATAATCGCGCACAACCTTCTGATGTGTAAGTAAATCAAACACTGTGTTTTTATTGTTATTTCCGCAAGATATTTTATCCTGATTATCCAACAACTCTTTTTGATAAGGTTTGAATAGCTGCGTCAGCTTTTGAATGAAAATTTTGCGATTATTCATATAATAACTCGACGCTTTTACAATAACCTTTTCCTTATCGCTCGGTAAACGATCTGCTACTTTTTGTGTTCTTATTATAGCTTGGGTTAAATCGACATTATTTACTTCCGATTGATCGTCTTGTTGTGTTATCTTTATTTTTCTTTTTCTACCCGGTTTCTTTTTCTCAATTACAACTTCGGGTGCCTCTTCTTTTGCCTCTTCGGTTGCCGCTTCGGTTGCCTCTTCGGTTGCCTCTTCGGTTGCCTCTTCTACGTTTCTATCTAACCTTTTTTCCAATTCTTCTGCTGCTTTTTTTGTTTCTACTGGATTATGTATAATCAGTTTTCTTGTCGGGGTGGATACACGACTTTGTTTTTCATTTTCTATATTTTGATTCATTGATTTCACTTCTAAATTTGATTGAATTCGGTTTAATATCATATTGCGATTTATATTGCTTGTTCTCCTACGATCGTGAATAAAGAGATCCTCCTTTTCATTTTCGGTTGCTTCTTTAACTAGATTTTCATTATCAATACCATCAACCATTTTTTCTTCTTCATTCGATACTGTAATATTATCTTGATTTTTTAACCTAATGTTCACTCCCTTAAATGAAACAGGCACTGGTTTTTTTTCAAGTTTGTCTAAAGGTTGGAATATTTGGGGATCTTCTCCGTACATATTGAAATTGAATATATTTTATAGGGATATAATATATTCATTCTCTTTGTTTGCTAACTTTTATTTGTCTATCAGGATATGCCGGGATAATTTTTTTATCACTTTATTATCTAATTTGATTTGTTCATTTCCAATATCACCTAATATATTTCTCATCATATTCACACAAAAATCATATTTGGGATGTTCCCCATTGTCGCTTTCTGGATGCTGTTTTCTCCAAATAGGTACGAATGCATAATTGTGCTTTGCTACACAACCTATCATTTTATGCAATTTTGAATTTTCAGGAGTATCTTTACTCCATTCGTTATTGTCTTTGATGTACATTGTTTCCCGTTTTAGATCTGTACAATGAACCGGGCGTTTGGTTACGTCTAATTCTTTAATGCGAGACAAAATCAGATCTGTCATTCCGGACACATATCCGTTTTTGCCAATGTTCTCAATGTCCTTTACATTTATATTCATATTTTCAATAAATTCTGACATGTTCATCGCGTCCTTACACGTTGTATTCAAGAAAAAATTCAAATTAAATTTTTGATTGTTATTTGTTGTATTGTTAATTGTTTTTCCATCTTTGAATGCATCTAATAATTTTATTTGCATATTCATATTCTGTTCATTTGTTTTAACCAATTGATTTTGCGTATCCTGCAATCGTTTTGATTGTTCAAACAATAAGTCTTTGAAATCTTGGTTTTGTTTAATAAGGGCTACTATATTATCGGATTCAACTTCATCGGGCATATCGCGTTTTACTGAATAATTATCTTCGTCGCTATCATACGCCCCTCTGCATTTTTTTTTATGATACCATAAACTATTTCTTGCATTAAATAACTTATTACACAACCCACATATGAGTTGAGTATTTTTGTGGGATTTTTTGTTCAATATTGTTCGGGTTTGATGTTTTCGTGTGGAAATATGTTTAGTATAGTCTCGTTTACTTACGGTATTGTAGTTGCATATTTTACATTCATAGGATTGTGTATTATAGATGGACATTTTTGTTCTAAATGTTCTATACTTATAGAACATAAAAGTCCACAGGCTTTTTTAAAAATAAATAATAAAAAAAAAGTATGCAGTTAAATTGGAATTATTTATTTTGCATTGATAGCATAAAGCTTTAAATGAAAAAATGTGTTTTTTTTTCCAAAAGACTTCATTTCAATTTCTAAAAAAGGACATTTATTTTTGTCCTTTTTTGAAAATCCCAATGAAGTCTTTTCCGAAAATTTTAACATTTTTTTGAATATATATAGTAGATTTTTATTGATATGTATGTATTATTATTATTTGAATAATGCATATATGGTTTGAAATGTGCATTGTTTAGTATAATGGTGTATAATTAGGTTTCGCAAGCAGGGAATCAATATTTATGTTATTAGTGTCTCGATCGTTTTACCTTTTTTGTTTTGGATTTTTTTCCATTTTTGCCTTTTTTCATATGTTTCGTTTGTTTTCTTTTCTTGGATTTTTTATGAGGACGGAGAGATTTACGTTTACCGCCGGTGCGGATATAGTTGTTTTTTATATATGATTTTATATCTTCTGGTTCTGCATTTTTCATAGCCTCATATATATAACAATAAGTGTTAACAAAACTATTTTTTATAAAACTATTTTTTAAAAAACTAACGTCACATCGTTTTTTATTTTCCTCAATTAATTTTGTTTTCCACTGTGTTATTTCTTCTATGAATGCCTTGTCCTTGACCTCGTCCGTCTCGTCCTCGTCCGTCTTGTAATATAAAATTGAGAGATCATACCAATGCTTATTAAGAATAGCAAATGAATCTTTATGTAATCCGTACGAAGGATGAGATAATCTTTCTGTAGCGGGACCTGCACGTGGTTTGATAATACTAAGACTCATTATATATATTCTAATAAGATTTTTTTTTAATGACATACAAAAATTCCTTCACGTCTTTATAATCCTTTTCTCGCTTGTAATTACTAATACCTTTTAAACGATTGTATGTTTTATGAACAATCGGTATTTTTTCAACATTTGCACTCTTATTTTTCAATAACGCGTCTAAATCAGGAATGGAAATAATTCCGCCATCATTATAAGATAACAAAATATAGGTAGCATTTGTATTCTGTATCAAATTTTCCATAGCAGATTTCGCTTTAACCAAACTATTATAATCTGATTGTTTCCAATCCAACGGTTGACCGCGGGTAGTCTCAGGAATGGTTTCGTTTTTATCCCAACGTGTAATAATATCCAATAAAAAGTAATAAATATTGTAAGGATGTTTGTTATAAGGAGGATCATAATAGACAATATCTAAAGGTTCTCGTTGAAACAATTCAACCCATTTGTTTGTATCCATTTGTGTATTTTTCACGACACAGTCTTGGTCATTAAAAATAGGATAAGGTAATCGAATCGATTTGGTAATACGTTTTGTATCAACCCCATTTTTACCTCCATATGCACCGACTTCGCCGTTTTTGTAATACGCAGAGAATTGTCCGTTGGTATTATTATGTATAGATGCTTCGACAAGAAGGGGTGCTAATAAATATGGACGATATTTTTTAGGAAGCGTTTCAATATAATCACGTATGATATCAATACGGCGACCGTTTTCTCGCGTATAATATGCGCGCTCTCCTTTTTTAATAGGTTCTCTTTGAGGGGACCAATGTTTAGAAATCCACGGGTTTTCAATAGGTTCTTCAAACCGGTCAGCGAGTGCATTCGCTTGATCAATATATTTATGAATTTTATTTTTCACAGTCTTACTGGGTGTAGATAGATAACATTCATTCATAATATAGCTATAACCGGCCAAATCGTTTGTGAACAAAGACCCGGCTTTGGTTTTCAACAAACGTCCGACAACACCTGATCCCGAGAATCCATCACCAATGCGTAAATGGGAGGAATCAAGTTTCTCCACAATACCATCTACTGCATCGCCAATTTTGCCCAATAACTTACGTTTGTTTCCCATATAAGTAATAATTTGTTCCGATAAAAACGGTTGTTTTCCCGACATATATATTCTATATTCATATTTTGTTTATGTTATTGTCCCTTACAAAAGTAAAAATGCCATTTACCGGCAAATGAATACAAATAGCTCTATGTAGTATAGTATACCATGTCCGAAATTAAAAAAATAAATATTGTATTCAAAGATCCCAAAGAGGTCTTGAAAGAGAAAAATGAACCCAAAAAAAGAAGTATCACAAAAACAACCAAATGGGCAAAAAATACAAAAAACGTATCACACGAAGATCAAATCAAATATATAAAAGAGATATGTGAGGATACTATACAAAATCCCGAAATTTGTAGTATTATGATTCAGCAAATTAAACAAAAAATAAACGGATATCATAATCAAGATGTCATCAAAAAAATATTGAATGAGGACAAGTTTGTAGATTTCAAATATGTTATCGATTTAATTCGCGATAGTAATTTGAATTGTTTCTATTGCAGACAGTCGACGTTTGTATTATATGAAAATGTGCGTGAAATGAAACAATGGTCATTAGAACGCATTGAAAACCAATATGGCCACAATAAAGAAAATGTAGAAATCGCTTGTTTATCGTGTAATTTAGGAAGGAGAACAATGTATCACGAAAGATATCTATTTACCAAACAATTAGAAATTATTAAAAAGGATGCCTAACAATGAGAGTAATATTCAAAGATCTAAAAAGAATATAAAATAATAAATGGATGAATAAGTAATGGAATTATCAAATACTTTTATGACAACTGAAATGTTTTTTCAAGGCAATAAGACGAATGAAACTGAGGTTCGGCCAATGTTGTCGATCCATCAACATATCGAAGATAAATTAGATGGTTTTTTGAAAACGAATAAAGTCCCCAACCTACTATTTCATGGAACGTCTGGTTGTGGAAAGCGCACATTAGTGGATCGTTTTATTTCCAAAATATACAATAATGACAAGCGAAGAATCAAACAGAATGTTATGAATGTGAATTGTGCGCACGGAAAAGGGATTAAATTTATAAGAGAAGACTTGAAATTTTTCGCAAAGACTAATATTAAACACGTTAATGGTTGTAATTTTAAAACAATAGTATTACTAAATGCCGGTTATTTAACTACAGATGCCCAATCCGCGCTAAGAAGATGCATAGAATCGTTTACCTACAATACCCGTTTTTTTATTATTGTTGAAAATAAACATAAATTATTGTATCCCATTTTATCTAGATTTTGTGAAATATATGTGCCAGAATATATTGAAGACGGTAAACTTATTAATTTACATCGTCAAAAAACGGTTATGGATCAATCTCAGTTTTCGAATGATCTCTCTATATTGTCCATAAAAATAAAAGAATTAGACAAAAATACAAGTACACATACAGATTTAATTGAATTATCTGATGAAATCTACAATAAAGGTTTTTCTTGCTTAGATTTAATACACTGGTTTGAAAACTGCGAGGAATTAAATAAATTAGAAAAAAGTAAAGCGGTTATGTATTTTGATAAAATACGAAGTGAATACCGGTCTGAACCGTTTTTAATGTTTACAATCCTAGATTATGTTTTTTTGAGAGAAAATAAGGATATTTGTTTTTAAAATAACAAAATACTTAAAGTCGTATATACATATGTATATACATGGACGATTTTGTTATTTCAAATTTGCACGAATCAAGAAATGAATGGTGTAGTCGCTTAGTAAGTATATTTACTCCCCTTATTATCGATGGGATTCGTTCAATATTGAACGAGTCTTGGACGATGTGTGTCAATAATGACGAGGCAAATAAATATTTGATGACCTTTCAAAATTTATTATCGCGCATTCCAAAATGGAATAATAATATAATTGAAGAAGAAAAAAAACGTATTATTGAACGTAGTGGCTGTGATTATTTGGAAGATTTAATTACCTGTGTTCATATTATTCAATTAAAAGTACTTACCTGCATTCGTGTGGGGAATAAGCAAAAAAAGATAGATATCTCAATTCCGAATCTAGACGTATTCATTCATAAAATTTACATTAATGTAGCAAGAAAGCTTTATTCAAATGTTTATTTATTTGAAAAGAATATATCACCATTGCAGATACAGAAAAATACTAGAGAATTGGAGTTGATAGTTCAAGAATGTATCATGATGGCTATTCGCGAAAGTATTCCAACGGAGCAAATTATCCGTGCGTATATGGACGATAGTGTAGAACACGAAGAACAAGTATTTGTAGAAAACATAGAAGGCCCTGAGCCTGGGTCTGAATCGGAGCCAAATGCCCCAGCATCAACAACCGATGATATCAGTGAAGAATACGATAACGATGATGAAAAAACGCCCGCAATCGTACCTTCCATTCAAAACGCCGATGATAGTGAGATAGTAACCAAGTTATCTTTCAATGATATAGATAGTGTATTGGAGGATGACAATACAATCAACAATGTCGATGCACCGAAGACGATTGAGAGACTGGAAGATATAAGTACGAGTCGTGCATTGGAACGTAAGTTAGAAGAAGAAGAAGATGATGATGAAAAAATACACATTTCAACAGAGCAGATAGACCTGAGTGGTTTTGACATATTGGATGATAATGCGACAAAAGTTTTGTCAGAAGACATTTTATTGAATGATGTAGAAGAGTTGCCGCCCATTTAGGAAAAATGCGTTGTACATATATTAAAATATTCTTTATTTTTAATATATTTGATGGAAAAAATTATAGTGATTGCAGTGTTGATATCCTCTCTATTCTTTTTGATAAAAGTTTTAGAAATGAAGTTTCTTACAAAAGAAATGGTACCATTGAAGCAAGTAATACGCGATTCTGTCTATGTTTTTGTAGCTAGTTTTGCAACTCTATTTGTATTTTTAAATATGGTACATTCCATTGATGATTTTATGAATGTTATTACAGGCAGTAAATCAGATACTTTGAAAGCAACCCAAGTATTCACTGGAGAACCTGGATTTTAAATCTTCAAAGGTGTAATAATAATATATTATATATAATATATTATTATATATAATAATGGAAGAAACAAATCATATGGATGATGCAGAAAGTATTCAACAAATGATTGAAAAAAATAAAAAAAAATATGAAAAGGAAGATACACGGTTAACGGGTAAATATGATATTTTAAAGGAAGTACCAAAGAATGAACAACCTAGACTGAATGAAAAATTAATAGAAATGTTGGAGAAGATGTCTACATTAATGCAAAAGAAAGGTGATAATATCCGTTCAAGAATCTATAGTCGTGCCCAAGATACAGTCTTGTCAATAAATGAAGATATTACAGAAGTAGATCAAATGAAAGGACGACCGCATATTGGTCCAACCATTTTATCAAAAATGGAAGAGTATGTGAAAACAGGTACATTAACTGAATTCGAAAAAGAAAAAAATAATCCATTAACCTGGTTGACAGATGTATATGGAATTGGACCAAAAAAAGCAGCAGATTTAATTGAAAAGGGTATTCGTAAAATCGAGGATTTGCGAGAACAACAAGAAGAATTATTGAATAAGGTACAAAAAATAGGATTGAAATATTACGAAGATATAAATATGCGTATTCCGCGAAGTGAAATCGACGAATTCAAGGATGTATTTGATAAAGAATTTCAAAAAGTTGCAGAAAAAGATAGTCAATCTGAGATAGTTGGAAGTTATCGTCGAGGTGCAAAAGATTCAGGAGATATTGATGTGATTATTACATCAAAGAATCCCGAAGTATTCAAAAAATACGTAGATTCTTTGAAAGAAACAGGTATCATATTGGAAATACTATCATACGGAAATACCAAAGCTCTTGTTATAGCTAAGTTGAAAGATAAAACTATAGCTCGACGTGTTGATTTTTTATATACAACACCCGAAGAATACCCATTTGCGGTTTTGTATTTTACAGGCAGCAAAGCGTTCAATACTACAATGCGCGGTTATGCATTAAAATTGGGAATTTCATTGAATGAACACGGTATGTATGAGAAAGAAAAGGGTAAAGAGAAAGGAGATAAAATAGAGAAAGTGTTTAAGACGGAAGAAGATATATTCAAAAAATTACATTTACAATATAAACTACCAATAGATCGAATTGACGGTCGCTCACTCGAAACGACATTGCCAATAATAGATGATTCCAAAACAGAGAAGGATAACCCGGAATGTTATGACAGCTGTGAAACGGTTCCAGGAGGGCTTTGTGCAAATGGGTGCAGTCCGAGTTGGACGAATAAACGATTAATAGGTTCTCGTAATTGGTGTCATTGTAATATAGATAAAACGGATTGTGATGCACATATATGCAATAAAGAAGAAAAAGAAGCAAAACAGATGAGAGGTGAGGATAAAGTTTCAAAAAAGAAGCGAACTACCAAAAAAAAAAGTCCCAAAAAAGATGAAAAACCCAAACGTAAGTATACAAAAAAAAAGAAAATTGATCCAATAATGCTAGAAACAAAGAAAGAAGAAAAAGAAGATCATATTGACAAAGTAGACGACGAATTACCAGAGTTGATACCAATTATCAAACAAGATACAATGGTAAAAATTCCCAAGAAAACTACACTTAAGAAAAAGGTACAAACGAGTCCAAAGAAGATGGTTGTGAAAACAAGAAAGAAAAAAATCATATTAAAAGATAAGGACATGAAGAGTACTATGGATAAAGAAAAGGCAAAGAAAACAATTTTAGAATTCAAAAAAGAAGGCATCGATGTGATTGCAAATCTTAATGAGAGTGATTTAGAAAATCTTATATTAGTAGCAGATGATCAATACTATAATACAAAAAAACCGATAGCAACGGACTCGGAATATGACATCATTATAGAATTTATGCAACGTAAATATCCAAAGAATGAAGTATTGAATAATATTGGTGCAAAAGTAGAGAAAAATAAGGTAGAATTGCCATACGAGATGGCATCGATGGATAAAATCAAACCCGATTCCAATGCATTGTCAAATTGGAAGGTGAAATACAAGGGCGATTATGTATTGTCTTGTAAATTAGATGGCGTAAGTGGATTATACACAACCGAGGGAGATACCCCCAAATTATATACGCGCGGAAATGGAAAGGTCGGACAAGATATTACTCATTTATTAAAGGTATTGAAATTACCCAAGACTGCAAATTATGTAGTGCGCGGCGAATTCATTATTCCTAAGCAAGTGTTTGATAACAAATACAAGAGTCGTTTTGCAAATCCCCGTAATTTGGTATCTGGAATAATAAATAGTAAAACGATAGATGAAAAAGCACAAGATGTACATTTTGTAGCTTATGAAGTAATCAAACCTGAAATGAAATCATCCGAACAAATGGCAAAATTAGCAGAATTGGGTCATAATGTGGTAATGAATGAAACAATCCCCGATATTACAAACGAATCATTATCGTCCACATTGATTGACTGGCGAACAAATTATGAATATGAAATAGATGGTGTGATAGTATCAAATAATAAACTTCATCCTAGACAAAGTGGTAATCCCAAACACGCGTTTGCTTTTAAAATGGTTATATCAGATCAAGTTGCAGAAGCAAAAGTATTGGACGTGATATGGACACCAAGTAAAGCTGGATATTTAAAACCTCGTGTTCGTATAGAACCAATCCGTTTGGGTGGTGTCACAATTGAATATGCCACCGGATTTAATGGAAAATTCATTGAAGATAACAAAATAGGTATAGGAGCAGTAATACAAATTATTCGTAGTGGAGATGTGATACCATATATCAAATCTATCACCGCACCCGCCGAAACTACTAAAATGCCCGATGTAGAATACCATTGGAACGAGACGCATATAGATATTATATTAGAGAATGCAGATACGGACACAGTTGTAGTTGAGAAAAATATAACTGCATTCTTTACAACAATAGGTGTCGACGGATTATCAAGTGGAAATGTGAAGCGAATTATGAATGCAGGATTTGATTCTATTGTGAAAATTTTACATATGACAAAGAAAGAATTTGAAGAAGTGGACGGTTTCAAAGAAAAAATGATAAATAAAATTTATGATGGAATTCAAAATAAAATAGAAAAAGCATCATTGATAGATATTATGGTTGCGTCAAATTTATTTGGAAGAGGTATTGGTATGAGAAAGATTACGCCAATTATGAAGGCTCAACCAAATGTATTAGTAGATAAAATAACAAATCAAAAGAAGAAAGAGTTATTAATGGAGATTAATGGAATAGGTAATGAAAATGCGAATAGTTTTGTAGATAACATTCCACAATTTCTAGAATTCTTAAAAGAAGCAAAATTAATGCATAAATTGGAAATCCAAAAAGACGCAGCAAAAGAAAATGAAATACAAAATGAAATAAAACAACTCAGTCATCCATTGACTGGAATGCATATTGTAATGACCAAAGTACGCGATAAATACATTATTGAAGAATTAAAGAAAGTAGGAGGAATATTGGATGACAATATTGGAAAACAAACGAATGTGTTAATTACAAAATCATATGAGGATGTTTCTAAGAAAACCGAGAAAGCTAGAGAAATGAATATACCAATTATGATACCCGCCGATTTTGTCAAGAAATATGATTTGTAAACTAGTATGATCAAGATTTGAATATTATCCCAATGTATATTCGTGCAAAATGCATAAAAATTGAATGAAATTATAATAAAATGAATTATATAAATAACAATATATAATTTATTAAATGGATCAGTGCTCGAATAAAGATGCGCGATATATGCAAATTGCAGGAACAGAAGCGACTAAATCATTAGTTGCATATAAACACGGTTGTGTAGCGGTTGTATCTGGTAAAATAGTAGCAAAAGGATTCAATAATTATCGTACCTATTCTAGAGATGGATTAATAAACCACACTTGTTCTTGCCACGCAGAAATAGATGTATTACGCAAATGTAAAAAGAGAAATATAACAAAGAAGATAACACTGTACATCGCGCGTATAATGCGAAGTGATCCATATACACTCAATATATCGATGCCGTGTACGGAATGTTATCGTACAATGAAGAGTTTCAATATAAAAAGGTTTGTGTATAGCAATCGGCACGGCGAAATAGTAAATAATAATATGATAGATTTTGTATCTACCTTTACAAGCAGCGGTCAGTCCGCGATAAGTCAAGACCGTGTTAAGTTATTTTAGTTATACATAACACGGAAGTTGATCAATGTCTATGAGAGTTATATTGTTTTCTAACTGTTTTTTGCTGATTTCAAATTGATTGAAAAAATATAATTTCAATTGGGATTCAGGTGTATGTCGATGCACTGTTCGTGCTATCATTTTATATAATTTGAAATCTGGATATCGTTCCTCTCCGTTCTTTTTGTACAAAATATTTTTATTTTTATCATCCGTACACCATAGCGAAACTATTTTTTGTAGGTCATTAAAGTTTTCGAGATGTTCATCGTCGTCAATAATGAAATCGTATAACGAGCAGCCTAATCTACAAAGATCAAATGACATATTTGGATCAATGCGTGGTTTTTTTTCGTTGATATACGGTTCGCAATTGTATTGTGTGGACGCGTCTTCTCCTGGTGCAAAACTGTCGCTACAAAAAATCCGACCATTGAATCTATATATGCTGCGTCCGAAATCAATCAACTTATATATTTTACCGTAAGTTGGAACTTTATAAATTTGTTTTTTGCATCGATAATATAAAAATGGATCTTCAGTATGGATATACATGATATTATTTGTATGTAAGTCGTTATGAGTAAAATGAAAGCATTTTTGATAAGAATATAATATCATAATTACTTGAAATAACGCACAAATACCTTCTTGGCTACTCATTTGTTCATTTTCAAATAATTCATCCAATGTACCCTCGCATTTTTCAATACATATTCCCTGGCAAGGAAAGTTCATAATGGTTGCATACAGTTCTTCCGCAGTAGATGAAGAGGAGGTACTATTTTCACTTTCAGTTTCCCAATCATCGGCATTGCTTAGATTGTCTTCATTTAGATTAGCCATACCAGAAGAAACCTCATTATCGTCGTCGCTGTCATTTGAATTATTCTCTTCACTGCTGTCATCGTCATCGTCATCGTCATCGTCATCGTCATTTCCAACTTTATCGTCATTTCCAACTTTATCGTTATTGTATATCAAATTAAATGAGCTATCTGTCGTACATTCTTCTAGACATTTGATATTTAATGCAGGAAGACTATAGCAACTTATATTATGTTTTTGTGTATTGTTAATATTTATTTTTTTCTTATTGCAACGCGAACCATAATTCAAAAATGGGTTTTCGATCGCTTCAATAGTGAATAATTTATTCATCTGTTCATTAAAATAATTGGATGACTGCAAATATTCTATATCATCAGACACGTCGAATTTGAAATCCATTTTCATCGATAAAAAAGACCCGTAGTAATCAGTTGCGTGAATAAATGAATGATTATGTAAGAGTTGACTTGTAAGATAATAGAAAAAATTGTCGACGTAGGCTGCGTTATTTGGATCCATATATTTCGGTATAATTTTGTCATTATTAGACAGCCTGGGTAGGTTTGGTATAGCAGACATATCATCTTTATATTTACCAACCATATAGCGGATTGGGTCCAATAGAGGAGAATATTTAATAAAGATATTTTTTTCTAAAGTATTTTGATTGATTGTATCAAAAACATATTGTGGATTCACGATCTGATATCGATGATTCAAAGTAAGTCTGTTATAATTATTTTCATTTAAATTGAATAATTCTCGATAAAGTGGGTGATAGTATTGTATATTATAAATGCCATATTCATCATATGTTTCGTTATTTTGAATAACTGTTATATTTTCGTCTATTATTTTGGGAAGTTTATGATAATGGAGTTCGAATTTAGGCATATCAAACTATTTAAATCAATATAAGAGGTGTTCATATTTTTCTTCTTAGTTTTGAACTAATATAACTAAAATATCTTATCAATACTTTCACGTTTGATAGTGGGTTTATTAATATGTCATTATTATATTAATAAATTTACTATGACATTAGAAATGAAAAAATTTAATATGCGCGAAATTACATTCAAGCCAGATGAAAATAAAGGGCCAGTGATTGTAATGATAGGTCGCCGTGATACCGGCAAATCTTTCTTAGTAAGAGATCTATTGTATTATCACCAAGACATACCAATCGGAACCGTTATTTCAGGAACAGAGGCTGGAAATGGGTTTTATGCTGCTCACGTACCTAAATTGTTTATTCACGAAGAGTATAATACAGTATTAATTGAAAATATATTAAGAAGGCAAAAGACAGTATTGAAACAGATAAATAAAGAGATGCAGGTCTATAACAAAACATCAATAGATCCTCGAGCGTTTGTAATATTAGATGATTGTTTGTATGATCAGTCGTGGACACGAGATAAAATGATGCGTTTATTGTTTATGAATGGGCGCCATTGGAAAATAATGTTAATCATTACAATGCAATACCCGTTAGGCATACCGCCCAATTTAAGAACCAACATAGATTATGTATTCATTTTGCGAGAACCATATTTAACCAATAGAAAAAGAATATGGGAAAATTATGCTAGTATGTTTCCAACATTAGAAGCGTTTTGTGCGGTTATGGATCAAACAACGGAAAATTACGAGTGCTTGGTTATCAATAATAACGCAAAATCCAATAAGTTGAATGACCAAATTTATTGGTATAAGGCGGAAAAACATCCTGATTTTAAATTAGGCTCACGTGAATTTTGGGAAATTTCTAAAAATATGGGATCAGACGATGAAGATGAAGCATATGATCCAAATAAATCTAAAAAAAAAACGACTACGATTAATGTAAAAAAATCAAAATGGTAAAATTATTTTTTACATTTACAAATTCGTCTAGCATATGAAGATTGGATAGGTTCGCCACAACAATGGCAAAATGGTTGGGCATCTAATGTAAACGATTTAACATCTACCTCCAATTTATAACCCAATCCAGTTTCATGATCCCAATATTTGCTATAATATTCATGCGTATATTGTGTGCTCCATAAATATTGTTTACTGTTTGATGCATATCTTGAATTTTTTATGGCACAAACAATACCCTTGTTATTGCAGAGTTTCCGTCGTCTTTCTAACCAGGTTTCCCTGGTTATGAATATATGACTAAATATATCTTCAACTATACTTGACCCAGGAAAAACTGTTTTTAAAATTGCCTGTGTTTTAATAATGTGGTCATAAGAGTCATCCTCGACCATATAATATTTTATTATACATTTTCTTCGTGTAATTGTATCTGTGAAATAACGTCATTTATTACGGATTCGATGATAGCGGTATTGCTATCTTGACTGGAATGAAGGTGGTCATCCGGATCGAAAAATACATCCATCGCAAGATCCACGTCGCTTGCATCCCTATCGTTATCGCTATTATTCGATGTATCCATTGCAAGTGTATTTACTGTTGAAAATGATTGGTTTACTTCATTGTCTTGATACAAATTACTATCTGGTTCTGACATTTCAGTGCCTACTCCATTTTGGGTTTCCAGTATTCTATGATAATTTGCGACTGCATCTTGACTAACTGATAACATATAACCTTGGTCATCTCTTTGAATTGTGATTGGTACATCGTACCGATTTGTATAATGAGCATTTTCTTTAGCATAGCTTTCGATCTCATTTTTATATTTCAATACAAAGTCTTCCTCTTTTTTACTATATTGTATGTGCGTGTTTTGTCGGTCAACATCATATTGGTATGGAGGAACAAAAGAAGAACAATCCGTGTGGTATTGAATATATTTTTTTTTATTCATATCCAAATTCATTTCACGATAAATAGATCTTCGTCCAAACATCTTATTTTGGATAGCAAACGTTTTCAATAAAGATTTATAATATATCTTATATGAAGTTTTCAATCCAGCGTTTAATGAATACATACTTTTGTAATAATATTTTACATAGGACCGAAACACACTCAATACAATATTTTTGGGAAAATTTGGATGAATGAAAATCGTTTGTGCAGGATGACAATCATTATACGTTTCTATCATTTCTAATATCGTTTCGTATATTTCGTCAACTGTGTCGGTATCAATTGATTTGCATTTTTCAACGATGGCTTTATCACGCAGTCTAAACTCATATTGATCAATGAACGTCGCAATGGAGAAATTACATTCAAAGAATTGATGAAATACCATTGGAATATTATAATCACTTTTTTTAATGGCAAAATATATATGATACAGATGAGATTTCAGAAAAGGGAGATTATTGTAAGGATTTTTAATTGGTATGGGTTCTGCATATAACTCTTCGTTATTATGTAAACTTTTATGAATAATCTTAATTAAATCAGTATAAGTAAACCTGTATTTTGCAGTTTCGTGTAGTATTTCAATCGAATTGTTATTATTTTTATCAATCGGATTCATGTACATGTCGGTAGTACAACCAAGAGTAGATTTTTTGGTTTTGCATATTAATGCAAATTTATTCAATGCGTGATAATATTTTTGCGATAATATAAAACAACGAATATATTCATTCTTTGCATTAGTTGGTAAGAGTTGATTATTAGTAGTAGATATAAAATGCGTAAATTTTATATTTTTGTCTAGTTTTAGATAATAATCTTTTATTTGTGAATATACAACATAACTCACTACATTATTCGCATCATTAATGTTTTTTTGAAGAGTATATTCTTGGTTATATTTCATATACTCTTTGAAACTGAGATCTCTCTTTGAAAATTTGACGAATGTACTCCATACTAATTTTTCAAAAATTGTGTAAAATGCGATTGTCATTATTTAATAATAATTATATTGTTATATTTATTATTTTATCAGATTGTAATATCAATTTTTACTATCTATTCTTCTTTTTCATTCGACTCTTCCTGAATGGTAGGAATACCTTGTTTCCTTGCATTTTCCAAAATTAGATCATTGTGTAATTTAGTGGTTTCAGTATCGGACACTTCGCGGGATTCAAAGTCAATATTTTCATTAACTCCAATTAAATTTCCGTCTTCGTCTATCGTCTGGGTGAGTACATTATTATTCTGTTTTGCCTTTTCTATGTTTTCGGCAATCGCCTTTTTCTTTGTTTCGCGAATCCTCTCCTCAAATTCCTTTTTGGCTTGTTCTTCATTTTTAAGTTTTTCTTTATGAAGCGCATTCAGTTCTTCTTCAAGATGTTCTACTCTACCAGTTTTATATGCATCTGGGTCCCATGGAACCCATATTCCAACCGGACCGACGAAAATATCGTGATTCGGGTCATTTTCACGCAAAGACTTACTTTTCATTTCAGCTTCTTCTTGTGTAGGGAACACTCCACGGATTTTAAGGCCACGAACTGAAGTTTGGAAAGAATGCTCTCTACTGAATTGCTCGTTTAACTTATCTTCTTGGCGATCCATAAAATTTTTGAAGTCATCCTCTATGCCACTCTTCTTCAACTTTACTCCTTCTTCCTTTACAAATTCATTGAAATCCTCAATCAACGTATCTACCTTTAAATTATACTTATAAGCAATGAAATGGATGAACTCAAAATATCTTTCCATAGATTTAGAAAATTCCCACTGTTTTATAAATTGATCAAATAAATAGACCTCTCTTTTTTTTAAAATTTTTTCAGGCGATACGAAAGACATACACGCAAATTTTTGTCCAGCGATGGACGGATCTTCATCGCAAAGATCAATATATTTAGGGTTTTTTGCACCATCTGGTAAATTCTTTTTCTCAAAAGAAGACATTTAGCCAATATGTATTTTCTGATAATATATTTTTAAGTATTTTGTAGTAAATATTAATAAACTTTTTATATATTCATATAATATACATTCAATATGGGAGAAATGTTTGACATGAATGAAATGTTGAAGCGTGCTATCAAATATTTGATAGAAGGTTTGGCTGTAGCAATTTGCGCTATGCTCATCCCCAGAAAAGCTCTTAGTGTGGAGGAGATTATTATTATTGCATTAACCGCTGCTGCTACATTTAGCATTCTTGATGTATTTATTCCTGCGATGGGTTCAAGTGCACGAAACGGTGCTGGTATGACTCTTGGTAGTACGTTAGTTGGTGGAATCCGTCTTGTTGCATAAATGTCCAAATGTGTAAAAAAAGGACAATAACTTACATCGACCTATTTTAACCTCGAAGTTTATCTATTTTTACAACCGTGTATAGCTATACATTGGCATTGCTTAATTACTTTTTATTTCTATACATAGATAACTTGGTGTTTCCAAGTTATCTATTAGTTGGTGTAATATTTTTGCACATTTGAATATGTACTTACTCTAGACAGTTGCAAAGTATTCCCAATCTAGATCATTGCATACCTTTTTCCATATCATATCTTGCTCCAACTGTTTTTCACGGTCTTTCATCATAGGAATAAACGGCAAATATTGAGTTTGGTCCAATAGCACACACAGTTGGTGTAATGTATATGTATAATTAAAGAAATTGGTTCGGTTGGGTGGACAATGCACGGCCCACGGTTTTTGAATTTCAATGAACAGTATACATAACGTTTCGTGTAATTCTTCATTCATTACTGGAGGTTTGATCCCAAATATGGAATTGATAAATTGAATATGCTCAAAATATTTATTATAATTTAGTTTGCGCAATATTTCGCGCATTTTATCATAGTTGATTGATGATATGTCGGTTATCCTTTCCTTTTTAATACGCGCACGTATATTTTCAATCACTTCTTCTGGTATTTGTGTCGTTTCTTTTGCTTGAAATTGAGATAAAATCTCTTTGAAGTGATTCAGTCGTATGTATGCTGTATAAGAAACCTCATTGGGCGGCTCTTTGTTCGTCGGTTTTGAATTATCAACTATATAGGGTATAAATTTACCGCATTGTTCGTTGTTGCATATCATTATTCCTTCTTCGTCTAATGCAACCATCTCCCCATTTTTACATATATGACACATATCAATTGGGATATTATACAAATGAATATTTTGTATTTCATTGTTTACATTTGCCCAATACTTGGAATAAGATTTTTTAGATTCACTGTATTTTTCATTAGATAAACTACCCGCTTCATCTGTGGTAGCTTTTATTTTGAAAAAAGTATTTAATACATTCGTATTTTGATTAATAAGATTGTCCGCGTTGGATATTTGTTGCTTTTGTTCGAAATATTCAAAAATATGCTTGACATTATTCAGTAAATATTTTTTCTTTTCTTGCTTCAACTCTTTTATTTCTTTGCCAATTTCACGTAAGCGATCCTTTATTTTCATAAATTCATCTACTTCGTGTTCTTTTAAATTATTCACAGAATTTTTCAACTCTTCCCTCTCTTTTTTTAGATCTGGTATTGTTTCGATTTCGATTTTTTCAAAACGATCTAATAGTTCACTGTGTTTTACGTCAATCGATCTTATATTATGAGATGCGGTTGTTAACTTATTTCCTCGTTTATTAGACATATTATTCTAGATACTATTACAATAATATGTTTTTTATGTTTATTTTTTTTTTTTCAATAAATGCATTTTTACAAAGTTAGAATATTATTACACCCTTGAAGATTTACTAGTACTTTTTTTTTTTAGAAGATGATTTACGAGTACTGTTTTTTTTAGAAGATGATTTACGAGTATTGTTTTTTTTAGAAGGAAAACTACGTAAAGTTTTTTTATCCAATGATTTATTTTGACCCGGACGATGTATATACGTATAAAAATCTTTTATAACGCGATAATCATATATAAAAATACCACTTTCATCTGTATATTGTTGTAAAAGATTGTATGTTTTTACAGCATCTTCTTCGCCTTTACTTACCATTCTTATAAAATATTTTTCCAAATCGCCTTCAAATAGAATTTGTTGATGTGTTGCGTATTCAATGAGATCAATGAATTCATCATTATTGAAAAGAACATCTTCAGATAAACTGGATAAGTTATTCAATAATCGTTTTTCATCAACGTCAAATTTTGATAAGCCGTTCAAATAGTCAATGAGTGTTTTCAACGAATGATTATTACCAGTAATAGTAAGCATATGATATTTTTTAAAATTTGTTTCATAGTCTTTATTGGGTATATATGTTAATTCTTCTTCTATTACTACATATCCATCTATTTCTTTTGCAGAAATTTGTTTTTTTGCAGAAATTTGTTTTTTTGCATTTAGTTCAAAATTCATTCCATTTAGTTCGAACACGGACGCTGCTGGATTAGCCACCAATGTAGCTGGCTGAAATAAATTTCCATATTTTCCATATTTTCCACCAAGATACATTTTATCTTTCATTTTATCTTTGTTGTAATAATTATAACAAGAAACAAGTATTTTTTTATATTTACCAGTTAATTTGCGTGTATGTCTATTGTCAATATATTCTTCTACTTCTGCTCTACCGTCTGGTAGTTTTTTTTCTTTGCCAGTTAAATCTTTTCCCGAGGTGCCTTTGCGTACCACTTTAACTTTACGTACCACTTTTTTAGCAGCAGTTTTGGTCGTGGGATTTTTTGCTCCTCCTTCAATTATATGTCCACCTTCATAAAGTATATCTATGAAAACTTTGTATAATTTTGTATTAGAATTAAAAAAAACGTCAAGTTGATTATTTTCTTTTCCCACCACAGACACATAATTTTTTATGCAACGGTCTCGCAAATAAGAGTCTAATGTAAAAACTAGATCCTCCTCTGTTGCAAAAGCGGCGTGCAATAAATCTCCTAATAATTTGCATAATGTAAGTCGGTTTGCGTGTTTCAAAATTTCGTCATCATTAGAATCCTTATGTTTATTAAAATAGTTATTTTTTTCAGTGTTTCCAAGTATATAAATATTATTTAAACTATTCGGATCCGTTTTGGGGTTAGCATATATCAAATTTGTACCATTATCATACAATACATACCCGCCGACTTGTATATATACAAAGAATTCATCTGCCCTATCACGATCTTTAATCATGATTTGCATAATTCCCCCTTCCTTATTTTTTTTTTTTTTTATATCCATAAAATTAAATGTCATATCAACATTTAACCCATATTTCTTAAGGTTTACAGTTTTTCCATTAAAGTTGAGCACACTTGGTGGAAATTTTTTAGGATACATTCTTGTTGCTGGGTCAAAATAATAAGATGGTGTATATTTTTCCTCCATGTTTAGCTTATAACCAGGTTCTGTGTCGCGTATAGAAAACCGCTCGGTTATAAATGTAGGCTTTGTAAATAATTCTTTCTTGGGAATAACTATCGGTAATATATATTGAAGTGGGGTCTCATTTTCACCTGATATTTTTGGTAAACACTTTTGAAATAATTTATTTGTTTTTTTATTAGGTAGTCCATCGGCGTCGTGCACAATATCTTGATAATTCAATCCTATGTTCCACTTCTGTAATAATTCTTCAGTGGTATCATCTACTGAATTAGGATTGTCATAATTATATGCCATTTGATTTTATATATGCAGAGATAATTATTTATTCCTCCGTGTTCTATTTCTTTTCCCCCTGTTTTTGATTGTTTTTTTCTTTCTTTGAGGAGTATGTAAATTTTTACTCATATAAAAATATTCATCATCTTCGTGATCTAATTTACTAAATCCATATTTTCTATAGTAATTCAATAAAAAAGAAGAGGACCCAAGGTCCGGATTTTTCTCTATATATAAATATATTCCATTTATACGAAGATTTGTTCCCATCATTGACTTCACATAAATTTCTACTAAATCCATGACAGTAGAAACCGGAGACGGTAGATCTCTAATGTTTTTAATATTGGAACGGCAAATTTCATTAATACACGGTTGTTGGTATTGTAAGAAACCCAATTTCGTTTTTTGTATAGATGCCGCCCCTGCATCTTCAAAATCCATATAATCATTGGTATCTGGTTTATGTCCTATTGAAATGACAACCGCGACTGTTTTTTCTTGTGTTTGTGAAAATATTTCAACCATTCGATCGTGATTTTTATTATTAACATCATAATCTTTGAAACATACTTTTTGCATTTTGCTAAGTAGAGTAGCTAGATTATGAAAGGGCATTATTTTTGGAAAAATATGATGATTATGCCCTTCTATATTGATGCGGGTAGCTTCTTTCTTTACTTGATTCAAATGATAGATGACTGAACAATATACTAAAGTTTCTTTCGGTACAGATAGTTGCGATTTATCAGATATTTTTTCATCAATAGATTGCGTGTTTACCATGGTCATTTACTATATATATATAGTAAATAATTAAAATTATTCGTTAATGTGTACAAAAATCAGTCTATATAAACATGTATATAATGTCTAAAAATATAAATATTGAAATATCCGACAATTATTCTATTAATCAACCAATTGTTCAAAAAATGATGTTTATAATGAACGCTTTAGAAAAAGGCTGGTCAGTTAGAAAATCCAAAGATTCTTATATATTCACAAAAAAACATGAAAATAAAAAGGAAATATTTCAAGAAAATTATTTAGAAACATTCATTGCTTCTAATTTTGCAAATGATTTTGTATCAATCGAATCTAACTGATAAATAGTTTTTGTAAACCATATAACAGTAATTACATAGTTTATAGTAGAATGGAACACAAACAAAAGTACGGACAATTTTATACTACGCAATATGCTTATATTTTACAAAATTTATATGTACCAGAAAAATTCGAACATATCATAGAGCCCTTTTGCGGAGAAGGACATATGTTGAATATATTAGATAGTACAAGGAAACATGTTATAGAAAAATATGATATTGATCCGAAAACAAAATGCACACGCAAGCAGGATACATTAACGTATCCCCCAATTTATAAAGAGAAGTTTGTACTTACGAATCCTCCATATTTGGCAAGAAATAAGTCGGAAGACAAAGATATTTTTAATAAGTATGGTACAAATGATTTATATAAATGTTTCTTAAAAGAATTATTAACGAATCAATGCACGGGGGGTATTATTATCGTTCCCTTGAATTTTTGGTCTTCCGTAAGAGCATCTGACATCGAGTTGAGAAAGAACTTTTTAGAAGTATACAAAATTTTACATTTGAATATATTTGAAGAACAAGTGTTTGATGATACAAGTTATACAGTTTGTTCTTTTCAATTTGAAAAGAGAGACAGTTCAAACCCAACACCTATTTTTACAACAATTTATCCTTCTAAAAAACAATTAAATGTATTATTGCAAGAAGAAAATAATTATACTTTTGGTGGGGAAATATATAATTTACCTATCAATAATAATTATTCTATTGCGCGATTAACGCATAAAAATGTAAAAAAACAGAACACTCATATAGTGGCCAAGTGTATAGATGATAATGAAAAAAGTCAACTCGGGTTAATGATGGTCGATGATAATAGTATTTATGTTGATAATACACCAAATTTATCGGCAAGAAGCTATGCAACGTTGATTATAGAACCGGCAATATCTACAAAAGATCAAGAGAAATTGGTATATGAATTCAATAGTTATTTATCTACACAGCGAAAAAAATACCATTCACTTTTCTTAACGAATTACAGAGAGAGTAAAAATATTGCCCGTAAACGGATATCCTTTGATTTAGTTTATAATATTACCCAATATATCTTGGAAACAAAGATGTAGGTTTAGGTGTTGTTTTTTTCCCAGAAGTGTTCAAATTCGCACATATCTCCCACAAATACGTTATGTTTGATAAATTCATACTGACTTTTATTTAACAAATAATTAAATTTATTGATATTTTTAAAACTAGTGTCTCCATCTAATATATTAATAAAGCGAATGTTATTTTTAGGAAATAATAATAAATGGTCTAATTGAGTAGCAATAAAATGATATACTTCTCGCAAACTACGCGTTTGCGCGCCACCATTATCACATATCATTTTAAGGTTAAATAGCCATTTGGTATCATTCGATGTAATGCTACCATCAAAATCTTCGCTATATTCATATCCATCCTCTTCTTTCATGGGGCGTGTTTTTTCAACCATGAGTTTATTAGATAAATGAAGGCGTGTGTTTGTTTTATGACAAGTGTGGTTGGTAATTGTTTCAATTGTACTTCGTTGGTATATCTCACATTCATTGCTTTTACCGGTATGATACCAAGGTTGGTCGGATCTCCATTTTTTTGTTTGTTCAAAAGATGGTGTAAGTGTACTAATTCCGTTATTAAAACGAATGCTCATGCTTAAATTCGTCAATCGATTGATTATTGTCAATAATATCAACTTTATGAATATATTGATTTTTGAATGTATATATATATTGATTTTTGAATCAATTTTTCTATACACTATTGAAAAATTATGTCCTATATATATATATATGAAAAATAGAAAGAAAACTGAAAAGGCCTCAAATGTAAAGATTATAGGGGAAGGAACATACGGATGTGTAGTAAAACCTAGTTTAAAATGTAATACAAGCCACGATTATAAGAATAAGGTTTCTAAATTGATGCACGAGGAAGATGCTTTAGCCGAACAATCTGAAATGAAGATATTGAATGATATTGCAGGTATAAAAGATTATACAATGTCATATCCAGAGTTATGTAAACCAAAATTAGATACCAAAGACTTACCTTATAATTTTCTCGAAATTGCAGGTAAGTGCAATGTAGATGTGGTAAAAACCGCATTAAACAATAAGAAATATCACGAGCTATCGTTATTATTGTTAGACGATGGTGGAGTAGATTTACATCAATTTGTTAATAATATATTTAACAAATTAGATCTCGCACAACAAAATATATTTTTCACATCTATAATAAATTTATTGAATGGATTATTGTTCTTTATCAAAAACGAAATAATACACCACGATATAAAACTTGCAAATATTGTATATAATATTACAACTGGCGATGCAAAGTTTATTGATTTTGGACTAATGACAACCAAAACAAAATTTATTGAACAATCAATAGAGAATAAAAATGGGTTGGCAATTATCTGGGATTATTTTCCACCTGAAATCAGTTGCGCAAACAATGACATATATAAAAAAGAAGAATGTAAAACATTGCTAGGTAGTAATAGCAAAGGAGAGTATAAACAGTTTTTAGATACAATATCGGATTCCATAGATGGGTATTGTCTTTCGTTTGCACTTTATGATATGTTTAAAATAATTCGAACACAAAAGATGTATAAAGGCAATCCTGAGTTTATTGATAAAGTAATAAATTTATTATATAAATTTGTTGGTGAATCGAAACCGGAAGGTTATAAAAGAAAAAAAGATTATCAAGAATTAAGAGATTCATATCACAAGTTCGCAAATGAATATCAAGTAATTGATAAGAAGAAACCTACTCCAAGTAAAGAAATTCGCGAATTATCACATAAGTTAATAAAGTCTACACTCATCGCTAATCTCAACAAAAAACCTACAACCCGAATATTTAAAAAAAAACAAACAATGAAAAACAAATCTAAAAAAAAAACAAATCTAAAAAAAACAAATCTAAAAAAAAACAAATCTAAAAAAAAAAGGATTAGCTGGAAATAATTTGCTATACACAATATATGAAAGGACATACCCTTTGAATAATTTAATTTGTATTTTTGTGCGTACTTAAATATCCAAAGGTGTATAATAAAAATGTGATAGTATAATATATTGGTGATATGACAAAAAGATCTAGAGATAATAAACGGTCAAAACTTGATGAGAATTTATTGGATGAATTAATATATGCTTTGTCCGATTTAAAATTAGATTCTACGAAAGGAAACGATGATGGTATAACCGAATTAACAAGAGGTATGAATGATTTAAATATGGGACCTATAAAAGTAGTGGTTATGCCTTTTGCTCACGGAGGCGTTCGGTCTGCAACAAATACCGATGCTCGACGGATCAATGGAATGGACGTCAAATTAATAACTTCAACATCTGGTACGTGTACATTAATGAGACCTGATAGTTATATTAAGTTATTATCTACAATAGCAACTAGAGTTAAATTCAGAAAGCATACGACTGATCCGAATTTTGATAAGCAGCTACTAGATTACTTTAATAATTTCCAAAATTATACAGTTAATGCTGAGGATTTAGGTACACCAACATATCTTCCTGAAATGAATAAATATTGGCACAGACTACCAAGTAAACAAACCCACGAGGGCTACGTGGATGTAGTATCAGATACATATGAAATGACCAATTTTAATAATAAAGACATATGCACAAAAGTTTATGGTCCAATCCCCAAAACGGATGTATTATGGAGTGCAATTCAACCAATTGCGAATCTTATGAAGATTAACGCGATCGATTATAGCAATAAGCCATTTGTAATATATATGTATATAAATCAGAAAGGAATATTCAAGGTAGGTATTACTCCGAACACATATAAAGGTATAACTCTTCATGAAATATTAGAGAGCACAAACGAATCGATTAAAAAAGAGTTGACAAACGAATCGATTAAAAAAGAGTTGACAAACGAATCGATTAAAAAAGAGTCGACAAGAAAGGTGCATTATGTTTTCGCTGATCCAAATTGTTCTTATGGCGACAATATGTGTACATTTGGTGAAAAATCCAAAAATAAAAGGCATACAAAGGACAATAAAAAAAGTAGAAAAGTAAGACCAACCAAAAGTGTAAGATTAACCAAAAATATAAAAATAAGAGCAACCAAAAAAAGTAGAAAGGTGTTAAAATAAATGTGATTTCACATATATCACGGAGAGGATTCAAAACAAATATGTGGTGTACACCATATTTACAAGAGTAATCATTGTTGTTGACATAAATGTGCAATGATAAATCTGATTACATATTGTAAGCATAAAAAAAATAATATATGAGTATGAATATTTTTATGACTATATACATAGTGGATTCAAATATATTTTATATAATTGTATAAATAAATACATTTCTGCATTGTAATCAGTAATTAATATTTAGGAAAAACGTAAAAAATATAATTAATTAATTAATTAATTATATTTTTCAAATTTTTTTCTTTTGCTATAATATAACTACAGTAAAATGGCTGGAGGACTTATGCAACTTGTCGCCTATGGCGCCCAAGACGTGTTCCTTACTGGAACCCCCGAAATTACCTTCTGGAAGGTGTCTTACAGACGCCACACTAACTTCGCTATGGAGTCTATTGAGCAAACCTTCTCTGGACAGGCCGATTTTGGTCGCCGTGTCACCTGCACAATCAGCAGAAATGGCGATCTTGCTTACCGCACTTACCTTCAGGTAACTGTTCCTCAGATTGATCAGGATATGAATGCTTCTGGTGCTGTCTATGCCCGTTGGTTGGATTTCATCGGTGAGCAGCTGATTGCCCAGGTTGAGGTTGAGATTGGTGGTCAGCGTATTGACCGTCAGTATGGTGATTGGATGCACATCTGGAACCAACTTACCCTCTCCAATGAGCAGAAGGATGGCTACAACAAGATGATCGGAAACACCACCCAGCTTACCTACATCACCGATCCTGGATTCGCCAATGTGTCTGGACCTTGCGCTGCCGCTGGTGGACCTTCCCAGGTGTGCGCTCCCCGTAATGCTCTTCCTGAGACTACCCTTTACGTGCCCCTTCAGTTCTGGTTTTGCCGCAACCCCGGTCTTGCCCTTCCTCTTATTGCCCTTCAATACCATGAGGTCAAGATTAACATTGACTTCCGCCCCATTGGTGAGTGCCTCTGGGCCGTCAAGGATCTTGCTGGTACCGGTACCCAGTCTGTCAGCTCCGCTTACCAGCAATCCCTTGTTGCCGCTTCCTTGTACGTTGACTACATCTTCCTTGATACCGATGAGCGTCGCAAGATGGCCCAGAACCCCCACGAGTACCTCATCGAGCAGGTGCAGTTCACTGGTGATGAATCTGTCGGTTCTTCTTCCAATAAGATCAAGCTCAATTTCAATCATCCCTGTAAGGAGCTTGTCTGGGTTGTGCAGCCCGATGCTAATGTTGACTACTGTGCTTCCCTTGAGGGTGGCGAGACTCTTTTCAAGACTCTTGGTGCCCAGCCTTTCAACTACACTGATGCTATCGATGCTCTTCCCAATGCCATCCACGCTTTCGGTAATGATGCCGCTACCTCTGGTGCTACCTCCTTCATCACCAGTGATGGTGTCTTCGAAGTCAGCGATGCTGCCGGTGATGCCGCCGGTTCCACCGTGTCTGATGCCGGAACTTTCGTTCTTGCTGAGACTGCTCTTGATATGCACTGCTGGGGTGAGAATCCCGTGGTCACCGCCAAGCTTCAGCTTAATGGTCAGGACCGCTTCTCCGAGCGTGAGGGATCTTACTTCGATACCGTCCAGCCCTTCCAGCACCATACCCGTTCCCCCGATGCCGGTATCAATGTGTACTCCTTCGCTCTTCGCCCCGAGGAACACCAGCCCTCTGGTAGTTGCAATTTCTCCAGAATTGACAATGCTGTCCTTCAGCTCGTCCTTTCTTCCGGAACTGTGTCTGGTTCCAACACCGCCAAGGTTCGCGTGTACGCTGTCAACTACAATGTGCTTCGCGTAATGAGTGGCATGGCTGGCCCTGCTTACAGTAATTAAGCAACCTAACAATTATTGTTAAAAAATAAAAAATAAAAAACCAATATCATAAAAATAAAATTTATAAAACATTTAATTATCATTAAATGTTTTGATATAGAAAATAGGAGGAAACAAATGTGTAAAACAATCTCAAGAAAAATTATATATATTTTCGTGTAAAAAACATAAAAATATATTTTACAATATATCATATTAATGAGCGTGTTTCTTTCATCAACATTACAAACTCAAAATGATCTATTGATGAATAGTTTGAATGAATTTTATCAACGCGAAAGTAATCTAGAAAAAATGGTTAAAATTATTAATGGAGAAACAAAAATTTCGTTGCGCATTGTAGACTGGTTTGTCACGAATTATGCAAAAAAAAATTATACAATTTACAGTCTTCCTACTTCAAAAAATGATGATATTATCGTACACCGGTTCAAAGTATACAATGATTATAAGCTGAAGCTGAAAGCATATTCGAAAAAACGGTTTGACCCATTTTGTAGATGGGAACGAATATGTATGCCTTTTCAAAATAGACAGGTTGAGACAACCATTGGACAATTGAATTTTTTCAAATGGGCAATTGAAAATAAAGTAATAGAATATATCGAATCGAATTATCAAACGATTGAGCATGATATGAATAACCGCAATAGCTCCTCTAAAAATAGAAACAGTACTGATATTGTACACAGTAATGAACACACAAAAACCCGTAAAAAACGCGAAGAACTTTCCGTGTCGGCGTGCAAATGTATTAAAAAAGAGTCTGTTAAAATTGTTGTTAAATTTGATCTATAACTAGAACTAATTTGAAGACGATAATCTAGCAATTGGAGGCGGGGATGAATAATGTTTATTTTCTAGATATTCCTTACCTAACATCTTGTTCGTTGCGTCTTCACACTCGATGGGATGTTTCAATGAAATGTTGTTTTTTTTCGAAAGTTGGGCAATGAAAGCCATGATTGATTCAATCCATTGCATCCCCTTGTCATTCGGATTGCTTTCAACATATGATACATCTTCATTCGTGTCTATTCTAACCACAGGTAAATCGTTTTTCTCATCATTGGTAATTAACCAATTGTCGTGATAGTCTTTGCATTTTTTTAAATATTCATATTCAATATCATTCTCACCAGTTCTATTTCTTTTATTAATTCGGTCTAAGCATACATTTGGAGAGGAATCGATATATACAACGCCGTTTAACTTAATGTCATCTTTTGAATTATTATAGAACAATTCATAAATTTGATACTCGACCTCCTCGATCTTGTTATCGTCTTTCAACATCTTTGCAAAAATATTATTATCTGCTTCTAGTGATCTTTCGCAAATAATAACTTCACAATTCGGATTCTGTTTTATCGCATTTTTAATTGTACTCGACCGGGTGGCAAATGCCATTACTTGGAATGCAAATGAATATTTATCTGGATTTTCATAAAATTTCTCTAAAATAGTTATTCCATTTTTATCAGTTATCGTTTCCCAGATACCAACCGGTTCCTTTAAAAATACGATATTTTCATTGGTACGATATTTATTCTGTAATTTTTCGACTATGGTTGTTTTACCGGCTCCAATATTGCCTTCAATTGAAATAATGATAGGTTGGGACATGTTTATATTATAAAAAGATATATATTTATATATTTATCAATTTTTGTAAAGATTATTCTTTATTGGCCGTTGAAATATGTGATCTGTATAATTCGTCAAAAAGGATTGATCGCACGACTAGGTTTGTATTTTAATATATCCAATGTTTGGCTTGTAGTTGGAAATTCAGCTTTGCCATAAATATCCTGCAATAACAGCCATTCAAATATACCGCCTGGGTATAAATAGACATAACAAAATCCGAAATTAATTAATTGTTGGCATTTATCATAACTTTTTTCATCGTTTTGATTTGTCCCATAAATGACAATGTGTTTACTTTTGTAATCCGTGTTGAGTATTAATTCATTGATGATTTCTTCTTCATTCATAGAAGAAATCGTATTTTTTATTAAACACGCCTGGTCTTGTTCTCGTAAAGTATTAATAATTATATATTGTTCAGGATAACGTAAAATGTATTGCACGTCATCGAAAGATATTTTTTTATATATTTTATTTCCAGTGATAAAAGAGAACATTCTAATTTATACATATACGAAAATTATATATTGTTTTTATTGGATATTTTAATTGTCCATTATACCGTATGGACGGAGGGGGGTATAAAAATTGATATATTCGTATTAATCTATAGAATACATATAAACAAAATAATGGACCTACATCAAAATAAGTTATCTAAAGCGGAATGGGAATCAATAGAGAAACCTGTACATTCAACCGAAAAAGACATTTTGAAATTAATTATTGAAGGATATCATTCTCCAAATATCAAAAAAAACGATACCCAAACCTTTTTGAGTTATACAAAAATCGAAAAATCACCAGAAATAGAATATTTTATTTATAAAACATATTTCGAGGCAATACTTTATAAAAGTATAAACAAATATGGACAAGGAACCAGCATCGTCAATATTAATCCAATCAAATTTATGGAAGGATCTGTTATCAAACAGCTAAAAAGTAGCGACTCAATTCGTATAAAAAATGCAGAAGAAGTAATCAAAGTGAATAAAGGGAAAATATTTGAATATTTACTCTTGGACCTATTTCACGATTTATTGAAAAATATGTACACAAAGAAACAAAAATATGCATATTATCTGTATACGCTTATTCAAATTAGAAAAACCGCAATACAGAATATTAATTCAATCGTATTGCGATATATTGACAAAGCAATTGAATGGACAAACCAACTTACAAAAACAAGTGAAATTATTACGAATGCATATCACTTCATTGAACAAAATAAATATTTGATTAAATACGAAGACAAAGAATTGTATTCTCACCAAAAACAACTATTTCGCATTATTAATAATAATAACAACTCCAAACTTATTTTATACACAGCTCCTACTGGAACTGGCAAAACATTGTCGCCCATTGGTATTTCAGAGAAGAAAAAAATCATCTTTGTTTGTGTAGCTAGACATATTGGATTAGCTCTTGCCAAAAGTGCAATTTCTGTCAATAAGAAGGTTGCGTTTGCATTTGGTTGTGAAACCGCATCTGATATTAGATTACATTACTATTCCGCAGTAGATTATACAATCAATAGAAAGTCTGGTGGCATTGGACGGGTTGACAATTCTAACGGTACTAATGTTGAAATTATGATATGTGATGTGCAATCCTATTTGACATCTATGCATTATATGTTATCATTTAACGATGAAAAAAACCTGATTACATACTGGGATGAACCAACTATCACACTGGATTATCAAGACCATGAATTGCATTCTATTATACATAATAATTGGAAGGAAAATAAGATATCAACCCTTGTATTATCTTGCGCGACTTTGCCTGTTCAAGAAGACATTCAATCAGTTCATCAAGATTTTCAACGCAAATTTGACGATGTGGAAATACATACAATTAGTAGCTACGATTGTAAAAAGACGATTCCAATTATTAATAAAGAAGGGTTTTGTGAGTTGCCTCATTATTTATATGAAAACTATACTGATTTGCTGAAATGCGTTCAACATTGTCAAACTAACAAAACACTTCTACGTTATTTTGACTTGCGCGAAATTATTCGATTTATTGAATATATGGAAGATACATACGAATTAGATGAACATATTCAGTTGGATTCATATTTTACTATTATCAGTGATATTACTATGAACAAACTAAAAACTTATTATTTAGATTTGTTGGCGAGTGTTGAAGACGAAGATGATTGGAAGAACATACACGCATATATGTTAGAAACGCGACAAAACCGATTCGCAGCCACCTGTAATACGTTGAGAAGCGTTGACGTCAATCAACCGAAAAATGACAGCAGTGTATTTAATATACATAATAATGAAACTAAAAATACAGGGGGATTACTCGCAACAACCAGTGATGCATATACGTTCACTGACGGGCCTATTATATATTTGACTGATGAAATTGATAAAATAGGACAATTCTATATACAGCAAACAAAAATCCCAGCAAATGTATTTTCAAATATATCTGAAAAGATAAATGAAAACAATGAAATTTCAAAAAAAATAGAATCACTAGACGCATTGATTGAAAATAAGGAAACCAAACTGGACGGAGACAACAAATCTGTTTCTATTCGCGAAAGTGGTAGATTGTCAAACGAATCAGACGGTTGGACGAAAAACATTGCTGTACTCCGTAAAAAATTAAAATTTGTTTCACTAGACCCAATGTATTTACCCAATACCAAACCACATCAACAAATATGGAGACAAAATAAAGAATTTATTGAAAACGCCTTCATTGCGGATGTAGGTGAAGGAAATGTAAGGACAATTATGCAACTGAATGTTGATACCAGATATAAATTACTACTTTTACTCGGAATTGGTACATTTAAATTACATAAAAACAATGAATATATGGAAATAATGAAGAGATTGGCTGACGAACAAAAATTATATATGATTATAGCATCTACGGATTATATCTATGGGACTAATTATCAGTTCTGTCATGGGTTTATTGGAAAAGATTTATCTACTATTTCGCAACAAAAAATATATCAATCAATGGGCAGAGTCGGTCGTAATAATATTCAACAGGATTATACGATTCGGTTTCGTGATAATGATACAATAAAATCATTGTTTACTAAACAAACATCTAATATCGAAGCTGTAAATATGTGTAAATTATTTCATAGCAAATAAATAGATATAATTTTATCATTCATTTTTTTATGAATGATAAAAATGAAGGGTTTATTTATGATTTTTCAATGGCATTTACGCGGGCGGTTAAATCCGTAATTTGTTTCTTTAAAATAGCTATAGTATCTTGTTCTTCTTGTAATTTTGTGTCTAATTCTTGTAATGCTTTAACCGAACGTGTAAATATACTATTATAATTCAGCGCATATGGTGTAGTTTCGGTTCCTTGTGATACTAAAAATCGCAATTCAGGTATATCATTCACTTCTTGTGCAATAAATCCGTCTTCTTCTGGAGGAACCGGAAGAATATTTCCACAAATGTCGACCATATTTCCAGAAGTGTCGAAACTAAAATGATGATTTTCGTCATACATTTCAGTAGTTTTATAATAATGTTTCGGTTGTAATTTGCGAATGGTTTCTAGTGCATTTTCTATATTTATTTCATTATGTTTCAATCGGTCATCACTTGACGTCGCTGAGCCTGTAGTATAAGAATTACCAGCAACATATAATGAATAACCAAGTGAATCTGTCGCCCCAATACTTACATTACCTGATGTATATAAATTACCATTTAATGATATATCTGCTTCGTCTACATATAGATTTCCAGTAGTATATATGTTGCCACTTACATCTAATGAACACCAATCCAACTGATATCTATCTTCTAATCCGATACGTACACTATTATACATAGTCTGGTTCACAACTTCGTATGATAAAGTTCCACCAATATCAACTACCATCGCAACCCCTGGGTTTGTCATTCCAGACACACTATATCTATAATCACCAATTAATATTCGTGTACCTGTACTTGACATACCGGTTATCGTATCATAACTGAGATTGTCGCCACGAATACTTAACGTAGTACTAACATCAAATGAAGTTAATAAATTCCAATCTGTTGTATACGTATATACATACAAATCCCCAGTAGTGGTTTCTATAGCGGTTAAACGGGTACCGTCGCTGCTAAGTACTAGATTTTCTCCAAAACCGGAACCTGAATTGGTTGTTGTAATTGTTGACCCCATCTGTGTCCAATCGGTGGAAGTACTATCATATTCAAATACCTTTATATAACCATAATAACCGGAAGATGTGATTGGTGCACCGATTGCTACAATTGTACCATCAACATTGGAGTCACTATTTTTATTCATTGTACAATAAAAACCAAAATCGTCGGCAAATGACACAGTTAGTCCATCGCCATTTATTTGACTTCCTAATAATGTTAAACTACTATTACCAATGTCATATACATTCGCTCTTCCAGTGAGAAAACTATTATTTCCGGTTCCACTCGCAATACTAGAATATATAAGTCTTGTTCCATAATAATTCAATGAAATTCTACGCAATTCGTTTGACCCATCTATATCAGAACCTATCTGCGTCCAAACACCATTTACATATCGATGTACTTGAACAATATCTTTATTAGAACTACCGATAGCAATAACAGTTCCATCATAATTAATATCTACCAAATCTCCCATATACGTTAGTGTAGACACTATATCACTACCGACTTGTTCCCATTTAAGTTTTCTATCACTATATCTATAAACTCTGGCTGTTTTTAGTCCATATATTCCTTGTACCATAAAATCGCCCGTATAACTCAATGCAGATATGGATGCATAAGCATAACCTGCAGGATAACTTAGTACTTGACCTCTTTTTTCCCAGGCATTATTCGAAAGATCGTATTTATATGATTGTATATAACCATTATTTGTATAACCATCAAGATCAGCGTTTTTCGCACCAATGGCGACAATATTTCCATATCCATTCATTGCTAAATGACTAGTACTATAATCACCATCATTTCCTATCATTAAATTACCAACTTGTTGTATATAAGTATCATTTTGAGTGAATGTAATATTAAAATCACTGGTATTTTGAGAACTGGTGCTTTCTATATTAGCATTATTATTAAGAGTTAATGTTTCTGACGTATTAACAGAACCATCAGAACCATCAACTCCAGTAGCACCAGTCGGTCCCTGAACTCCATCAACTCCAGTAGCACCAG